CAACGCGCTGCCCATCCGCCATGATGGGCGCGATATTCGTGTAGTCGTTCAGGACTTGCGTGGCGGTGAGTTGCGAATCGAAAATCGCAAAATCGTTGATGGTTGCCAAGAGTTTGTTGAGTGGCAAATGATCACTGCCGACATAAATACTTGTCCCGGCGGTTCCCTCGGTATATGATGCCCCTGTTACAACAACTGTCCCGTTATTGTAGATTGCCAATCCACTTGGCCCCCACGTGAAATGAGTTACGATCTTATTATTGGCACTCCAGGATAAAGCGCCACTGATCGAAGCGCCCCCGCCAATAAGATAAATTGTCCCGTCGTCAAGATAGCCCTGAAGTGCCCCGGGATGTACCGCGTCTGTCGTATCAAAGAAATATTGTGTTGACGAGCCGCTATTTGCATTGGGCGTAAAACAAACCCGAATCGCACCCGCCGTGTCGTCGAATGTATCAGCCGCCGTCAGCAGTTTTATAGATTCTTGTGTAATGGTAGACGTTCCGATGATAACGCCGCGCGATATGCCGTCTGTCGTTCCGGTAATATCCTGCGTTATGGTTCCCATCGCGCTTGCAAGCCGCTGTTTCTTTCCGAGCGCGAACGGCTTGATGGTCAGCGAGATGCGGCATTTGGGCAATGTGTCGCCGCGCAGGTCTGCGGTCATGTAAAGTGTATCTGGTGTTATCGTCCCGTCCAAGATTTCATACCGAAGATTTGTTCCATAGTTGCCCCAGAGCGGTTCTGGCGTGTCGCTGTTCGGGCTGTACTCTAAATAAAGCGGGTCGGATTCATCGCCTGCCCAGGTCAAGAATGTCGCCACGTCTTGCAGGCCGCGCCGAATTTCTGCCTCGCTGCTGCCGGATACCTCAACGTCAAAGGAGAAATTGCGATTGGTTGCAAATTGCCCAACTAGGGATGCGCCGCCGGTTCGGTTTGCACTGATAGCGCCGGAATATTGCGAGACAAGTTCCGCAATGGGCGGCGTGAAATTAATGCCGATCTTGTATCGTCCACTGTTCAGGTTTAGCGAGCGCGATCCCTTGGTTAGTTTCAAAACGGGTGCAGTGGTTGTCATAGTCTCAATGCTCCTATATTGGACTGGCGATAAGCGCGTGCCCTGGCCGCCAATGCAACTATTACGGCATCGGCTATCTGTTTCGCATTTTGGCCCGGAGCGGCATTGACATTGATTGCCCCCGGCGCGATATAGATACTACTTCCCCCCGTTGCTCCGGTTACGCTTTGTTGCAGTTCTCGATTGGGAATTATTCTTCCCGATACGTCTGGAATGAAAAGTTCTGGCCCTGATCCCGGTTCTCCGACGATATAGGATACGCCTGCCATCACGGGGCCGCCGATTGCCCTCTTGCCTCCGCTCGTTGTTCTGGTAGTAGTTGTAGTAGTAGCGCCGCCTCCGCCAGTTGTGGAGCCGCCCCCGCCTGTAGTAGCGCCGCCTCCGCCCCCAGGAATATTCCCGCCGCCTCTAACCGTAATATTAATATCCTCTCCTGACTGGACTGCTGCGAGTGCATTTGCAAGACCCCATGCCGCCAATGCTGTTTTATTAAACTTATCCCACGATCCCGGCAGAGTTACGGCAGACAGCATATTAAATGACGTGATAACGACGTCAGTATCTTTGCCGATTTCCTTCTGTGCCTTAGCCACCTTATCAGCAGGTTCATAGGATTTTTGCAGAGAGGCGGTATATTCTGCAATTGACTTTGAGCCGTCTATATAGGTCTTGTTGACTGATTCTACGTCGCTCTTATTCTTCATGTAGAATTTACTATCTCTACCCGGTTTATTGTCCGCCGTCGGTTCTGCCTTGTAGGTATCTTGCATCGCCTTTGCATAGTCTCCTGCCGATATTGTACCCTCATCATATGCTTTATTGATTGCAGCCTGTGCCAGTGCTTGTGCCGCCTGTTGCTTGGTCATTAATCCCATATTGACGGCGACCTGGGAATAGGATGTAAGTTCCTGTTCTGTCCAACCCCCGACCGCAAAGCGTTCTTTGATGGTGTCGAGTATAATCTGTTTCGATGCTTTATTGTGCTCCTCCGCGCGTTCTGCTTCGGCTTTTTTCAGTTCCAGAATCTTTTCTTTATTCTTTTGAATTTCTTTACTGTTGTCAATATATTGCTTCGGCCCCGTGCCTTTGATGACCGCATCCCATTTTGCTACCTCGGCAGTTGCGCCCGCCTGATGTTTCTTTTGATCGTCCATTGCCTTTCCAAGATGGACATAGGCATCCTCTAATCCCTTCATGGAAAGCGGTATCACGACGCCGTTTGACTTTGCGAGTTTTGCATTTTCGGCTTCCAGTTTGGCAATTTCAGTGCGGGAATCTTTCATTTGTGCATTGTAAGCCGCTTGTGCATCATTTGCCTTGAATGTTTTATCTATACTGCCGACGATATCCGCAGTATAGGCTTGATAGGCTTTTTGGAGGTCTTCTGTTTGCTTCTTTAGTTCTTCTGTTGACAATGCGACTTGTTTTACATTCGTGTTATACCCGATGAGTCCTTCGGCGGCACGATCAATAGCCTGACTTTGACTTTTTGTTGATTCTGCCACTTGACGCTGAATATCATATTGTTCTCGGCTGACGGCGATGCTTCTCTTTTGAGTTGCTCCCATTCCGTTTGTTGAATCAGTTAGATTTCCTTCTGCGTCAATCTGTTCAACTAGCACACCTTGCGCGCGGGCAATTTCCGCTATGTATTCTTCATAAGATGCCGAGGTTTCTAATACGATTCCGGCGTGTTCTTTTTGAGCCGCCGATAACCTATCGTTCCATGTAATCAAGAGCGCCGCCGCTTCCGCTGCATTAGCCAAGCCAGGCGCAAGAAGTGTTTTGAGTTTGTCGCCTGTTTCCTCTACGGCAGTTTCTAATCGCTTGAATGGGTCAATCAGATTCTCGGTCGAACCGCCTGCCTGTCTCAATAAGGTATCATGATATTCCAGTGCGCCATTCAGAACTGCAACCTTGCGCTCCTCCTCTGACAATTGATCCTTTGTTTTTCCGATGCTGGCGGCATATTCCGTTTCTGCTTTTGATTGATCTATGACAATGCCCATCCGTTTCAAGCCGCGCGTCGTGCCCATCTCAAGCGATTGGGCCATTGCCTGGAGTATGTCATTTGTGCTACCTAGCGTGGGATTTATTTTTGCAGAAGCCGCCGCCATCTCAAATAGGGAGACGGAATTCGCCTTGACTTTATCGGCGAATACACCTTCGGCCCCCGTCAACATCCTCAGTATGGACGCCTCGATTTGCTCGCCCGTCATGGTGTTGTTGACGGCCCGGCCTAATGCCTGTTCGGCGGCGGCGGCCTTCTCAGCGGAACCCATCATTTGTTCAAATGAGGAATTGAGTTGCATGATCGTCGCGCCTTGCTTACCAAAATCCATCGCAACTTTCCAGGCCCCGCCGAAGGCCGCTGCGCCCACCGTGACATATTTTAGGATGCCCGTTAATTCTGTTAATGCACCGCCCACGCCGCCGGATGCTTTTTGAGTCGCGCCCATCTCGCCCTTGACATCCGCGAGTCCTTGCTTGACGGTGGTTGCGCCCTCAAGACCTATTGAGGCATAGAGACTTGCTACCTGTTGGGACATTTATACTCCCGCTTTTATGCGAGCATCACGCTGCTGCCAATATTCGTGCCAATCTGCCAGTGATAGATTATCCACGTATTCAAGCGTCCAGCCTGTTAACTCGACCATGTGCCAGCGCCAGTATGAGTATGGCATGGAATGTGTCTTCGGATACCGCAATGCCAGATAGATCGCCTTTGCTATTTTGGGTCATCACCCAATGGCTCCCGGCATTTCTTGAAAAATGCGCGGTGCAACTGTTTCCATTCTTTCAAGGAAACGGTCGAACTTGTTTGCATCGCCAAATAGTCCTCTGGTGTCAGCCCCATGACGCGCGCAATTACAGCCGTGTCCTTTTCAGCCGGAGCCGTGGTATCAAACAGCGCGGCATATTCTGCCATGCTGATTTGAGACAGATCGAACGTGATTTCACGTCCATCACTGAGCGTAAAGTCAGTCATAGTACCCCTCCGTTATCGTATTATGATTGCGTGAATGTGCCGCCGTCGCCCTCAAACACACACGACAATTCCACGACACCGTTGTATGGAATATTCCAAGTCGCGCCACCAGTGAACGCCGTCATAGTCGTTGTGCCTGCGCTCGTGCCATTCGGGATGATGATCAGCGTGCCACTAACCCCAGGCCCTAGCGCGGCGGTGTAGGCCGTTCCCTTTGGTGTGCCCGCTGCATCCTGGGCCAGAAGATCAACGCTGGCTGTCCAGTCTGAGACGCCCTTGATTTTGTGCGCCACGGTATCCGCACCCGCCGTGCTATCAATGACGGTCATTTTCGGCGCGATCGTCAACTTGCGGAAATCACCCGAAATGGTGACGCTGCCCGCTGTGCTGTTCCACGTAATTGTTGCCGCACTTCCTGCGTATTCGGCCATTTTAGCCTCCTGTCATTATGCGCTTTCGCGCTCGATACACTATGTCTCGATTCCAAAGAATCCTAGTAACACGGAATCGCCAACTAGGGTGTCATTCTCGTGCGTTGCATTTCGGCGTACACGCACAATCGCCATTTCACCACTTGCCCAACTGTCCATGTCGGCCCCGTCCGTAAACGTTACCGCTGTGGTTGAAATGGCTCCCGCCGTAGCCTGGGCCGTGCCGTCCATGTCGTTGAAATCATAGGTGTGCGCCGTTGCAAAATTCTCTCCCTGATTCATTCGGCGCACGGCTAATCCCCATCGGCATACTCCGCTAGTTCCTGCGTCACTCAACCACGGCAAGGTGAACGTCAATCCCCCGCCGTTATAATTAGTCAGCACGGACAAAAAATCCCAGTATTCAATCGTTCCAGCATCAAAACGCAGTGGAGCAATCACTTCGCCCGGTGTAGAACTACCATAAAATCCTGCCCCAGATTCAGCTTTTTCCGTTGCGGGACCCGTAAGAAAGATATTTCCCAACCCAATAAGTTGTACAAAACCCTTGCCGATTGGCTGCCAAGTCGGAGGATCGTTGTCTCCATTGCTTGTCAATACCTGCCCTGCATCTCCAAGTCCAGATACAATCATAGGTGGGCCGTCTCCGCCCGCTAACAGGACAGCATTTTCAGTCAGAAGATCACTTGATTCTATATCGTCAGTAGCGGCAAAATAAAGTATCCCTCCACTTGTACCAGAATCTAGGCCTGTTCCCCCATTTTCTACAGGCAAAATACCTGATACCGCGGAGAGATTCATTGAAATGTCAACACTGCCCGCCGCTGTCAGTCGCCCTTGTTGGTCAACCGTGAAAGTCCCGACATGCGTTGAACCGCCATAGCTTCCAGGCGTCACGGCGGTATTTTTCAGCGACAGAGTTACATTGCCGCCCGCGCCGCCGTCGGCCTTGCTGAGACCGGTGCCAGCCTGCAACACCCGCTCATTGTTCAATATCGGGTCAGTCGCCATCGTCACATACTGTGCATCATAAGGAGCATAAACGCTTGGCATAGTTTGTGTCTCTACCTCTATCCAGCCCCCTCGGTTTTCCCACGCCGCCGAAAGTTCAACTACCCCGCCATAGGGAATGCTTTGAGTCGCGCCCGTCACAATCGCGGGCATGATGATAGTCGTTTGATCTACTGTGCCCGCCGTTCCTGCCGTCAGCACGGCGGTCAGTGTCCCCATCGCGCCGATCGCTAGCGCTGGCACAATGTCGGGTCTGTCGTCTTGCAGCAGAATGGAGGCAGAGACAGACAGGTTCGATAATGTCAACGCCTTTTTTTGTAATGAACTATTGCCCACATACCAAGTTACAAACTGTTGCGTTGGCGTGATGGTTGTCTTGCGCAACTCATTCAGTAGATCAATGCTGCCCGCATCAGAATCCCAAGTCAGGGCGCAGGACGTTCCCAGGTACTCCATTAACTCTTGCCCAATCTAACTCGATAGGTTGCGCCTGCCATGAAAGTTTGTCTGCCTGCTTCGTCTGTCTCTACAAGCGATAGTGATTCCTCTCTTGCCGTCCAGAAATTCGCCCACCCACTGACTGTCAATGTCTTGCCGTGCAGCAGCGCATCAATCTGAGCATCTATGCTGCCCGCTCTGGCTGCGCTGGTAGCGGAATACGTGCGCACGAAAGCAAGTCCGCCGACGGCCCGCTTGGCCGTCTCGTTGTCATCGGTTGGTCCCGCCTGCCAGTTCCACACCACGTAATCGAACGTTGCGGCGTCCGGCGCTTGCAGGTAGTAAACCGAAGTCGTCCCGGCAAGCAGGGCAGTCAATGCCGTGCCGCCTGACAGCGTGCTATAAATCGCCGTGTTCAGGGCATTGAAGGCGCTCATCTAAAAATCTCCGCAATCATTTGATTGAATTGCGCGCGAACGCTTTCAACAGCGGGAACTATAAAGGGATGCGGAGTAATAAATTTTCCATTTCTTGCATGGTGGCCTAGTTCCTGAAATATTCCATACTCTGTACCATCTGCCACCCAATATAAAAGGCGGCCCTTCGGTTCCACGTGTATACTGTCTGACAAATACCCGGTTTTCCAGGGAGCGCGCGTTGCCGCTTCGCCTTGCACCTGAAAAGCAGTAGCACGGATGACACCGTCTGCCTTTGTTTCAAGCTCGCCAATCAGCCTGTCGAGTTCTTTGGTATCCAGTTTTGCTACTACCATTACATCATCCTTTGTAACCATGCCCGCTTGCAAGCCAACCACGAGCCGCCCTCGCTGACAGATTGCACCGTGTACGTGTTGCTACTATGCTCGACACGATAAGCCGCTGTTATCGTCTGCGATTGCGGCACAGTCAATACCCACCCCGTGAAAGGATTCAATGCGCCCGCCCGCGTCGTTTCCAAGCCGCTGACGTAATCCAGCCGGCACCTTACAGCCGCATAGGTCGTGCCCCAGGTCTGCGTCACACCCCCCTGCCCGTCTGATGCCGTTGTCAGCGTCAACAGATTGCAGGTGTCAGGCATCAAGTTCTCTACCGCATCGCGCATCGCGGCCAGTTCACGACTATTCAGCACTGTCATTCTCCGTCGTGCAATCACTACGCGTCATGCTGATACTAGACATCCCGCCCGCGCCGGAATTTGTGTCGCCTGCGAGCGCCCCGTAATAGTCCGCCATTTTCAGACAATGGTCATAGATTTGTGATCGGCGCAGGTTGTGGTTGTCTGTGCTGAAATCAAACGCCGTGGCATAATGGCTTGCCTTGCGTTGCCAGATGTCAGCCGCCGATGCGTTCAGATCATAGGCATAAGCAGTCAGATACATGGCGCTGCCGAGCGTATTGGCGGTAAACGAGATTTGCCCTAGCGCATAATCTGCATCCCATTCGCTCGTGCCATGAACTAAGCCTGTCGCATCTTGCACGATAAAATAAGACGTGCCACTGGCGACGGTTTCAAAGTTTCCAAGTTGGCTATAGTAATCATGTGTCGAAACAGAGCCAGGCGTTGTGTCGTAGTGCTGTTCCGATGTAAGCAATTCGTGATCGGCCTCGACATAGTGCCTGTCCAGAACTTTGTCGAGTTGCAGGTCGTCCCAAAAGTTTTGTTGTCCAATTGACCAATCTGATTCGGTGACGTCGGTTATCACGCGCAATGCGTCGCGCAGATCAGATAATCCGGCGCGTGATTCAATGGCGGTAACGGCGGGCAGAACATTGACGGTGACGCGAATCTCGGATGTCTCGCTATTACTAAAAGTTGCGAGACATGATAATATATACAATCCTGTGATAGATAATGTCCCCATCGTCGCATACACATAAGGCGACGTGATAGATACTGTTGCCGTGCCGACCGTTCCATTTGGCTGCATATAGGTGCAGGCAGCAGTCCCGACCGTAATACCCGTCAGGAGATCGTCGGTATAATCGAAAACATGCTTGCGTATTTCCGATAGCGTTTGCTGTCCGTCGCTCAGATAAGTTGCCATATTGCCCCTAATCGCCCGGCTTATTTCTAGTCCGGGGCGATGACTTGACGGTTATACGGCGCGACACCTTGTATCCTGTACGCGCCGAAGGATTGATAATTACCCGCTCTACTGTTTCATTTTGTGTATGCGCAACTGGCTCATTATTCATTCTATCAACTGGCTTGATGTCTCCATGCGACAAGGCCATCATAGATACCCGTTCTGTCGGCTCGTAATCTGCGCGTGTTGTCGGCTCATCTATTGGCCTTGTAGCCGCCTTGTAGACAATTCGCGTTCCCGGCCCAAGTTCTCCTAACTGTATTCCGGGCCAATAGCGCGGCGCGAAATATCTGCCCGTAAAATATCTACGGGGAAACATCGGTCACAACCGCCGCTCTGTTGCCATATGCGTCCACCGTCGCCGTGATGCGCGGTTTGCTATTCGCAACGGCATTTTTGATTACAACTGTACTGGTCTGTGCGCCTGATAAGGTAGCCGCGGCGGCGGCGGCCTCTAGCATGTGTGCCTGTCGCAACGTCAATCCTGTCTCGATTGCATTCGGCCTATCCAGTAGCGTGTCCGCATTTTCGGTTGCGGCGGGGACGGCCATAAGCGCATTGTGTTCTGCCGTTGATAACCCGGAAGCATAAGAGAATCCTTCGACTCGATTGAAATTCAGGCAAATGGAAGCCCCATTAGACAAGTCGAAAATATTTGTCGCCGCCCCTGTTTCGGGAGTTATATTTGCCCCCGTAATGTTCAAAGGATTGACCACATCCTGATTCTCTATTTTCATGGTATCGTCAAAAATGTAATGCGTGCTATCCGTTGCGGTGATGTATGCCCCGTCCTGTTCCCTGATTCCGTCCTCTGTGAACAAATAGTATTGATACCAGTTATAGATTCTCTGGGCCGTCGTCGTATTATCGGGATCGTCAATGAATATTCTGATGGTTGTGCCTGATATCGAGCACTCAGTCACCAGAGAACCGTCAATATTGACTTCCTCGTAAATGGTATTTTGTACCTGGACTGCGACAAAAGTAAGACCCGTGGCCGTGACTGTACCTGTTTGGGTATGCCAATAATAGGCAGTTGTCGCCCCGTCCACATAGGTCAGGCGCAATCTAATGGTGTGATCTACAGCATAGATGAAAGCTATAGAGAAATCAGTGCCTGATACAATCTCGTTGACAAGTTCAGCCGCGCTAGTCATGTCATAAAGCTGAATTCTGGAACCGTCTACAATATCCGTAATGGCTATCTTGACCCTGGTGCTAATGGCATCGCCTAAGATTCCCGTAAAGTCTCCCGATGCCCCGGTGACTGAATAGGTGCCCGAACCTGTACAGAATAAGGCTTGATCGGTTGCCGTCACGATGACATTTGTAATCGTGATGTCCCAATTCGACACCAGAATATAATTGATCCCATCTGCCGTCGTCAAGAATATTTCTTTCGTCAGATTCGCCGCCGCCGAAAGTTGCGCCTGGCTATAATCGTAAATCTCATGCAGGGTATGCGCTTCGGTGATGGCGAGAGTTTTGAGAGTCCAATTTATCGCAATGCCTGTATAGGCTAGTGCCGTTGCTTCGCTGACATCCACCCAGGGATTGACCGTGCGGGTTGGAATTGTCTCGTCAAAGTTATAGCCATAGAACCGAGCCACAGTAATGAAAGGCGGACACACCAGCCCATCAAAATAGGCGCTGCCCGTCGCCGTTGCTGACTGTCCAGAGAAGGCCACGGTCAGCAAGCCATCCGCGCCGCTACTCTGGACGACATTCAACGAGAACGCTTCCCAGGCGTTCAATGCGGCTGTGGTTGCAGTTGCCACAACGGACGTAATCCCCAAGCCGCTGATTGTCACAGAAGGCAGAGTGTACGCAGCGTCATCATAGGTTCCGTTGTAGCGCAGGTTGACTTTGATGGTGTAGGTCACTCCGGTCTGTGCTAGGAATTGGAACGAGTAGGCCGACGCGCCCGCGTAAACCGTATCCAGCCGAATGGATGACGGACTATTCTTGTAGACTGCGATGTCCTTGTACCAACTGCCCGTGTTGATATATTTGGTGAAAACGTTACCCGTGATTCCCTCTGTAGCATTGTTCAATTGGATGTACGAAAGGTTTGAAATATTGCTTTGAGGAGTAGACAACAGCGTTTCACTTGCCCCAAATTCCGGATTAAAAGAGTTGTATTTGACAAATACATTTAGTACAGGCGCAAAGACGCTCGTATTCGCATTGATTATTCCGCAGGACATGGAAGTCTCTTCTAGGTCAATTTGCAACCCGCTCCCCAGTACATACACCTTTGTATTTCCCGAAAAACTATTACTTGAGCAGATTAGACCAGCGACAGAATACAAATCCAGGCAGGTTATACATCCATTGAATTTACAACTTGACAGTGTTCCTCCGATAATTCCAGGAGAGCCATCAATTGTGATAGCCCTATTGCACTTCATAAATGTACAATTTGACAATACGGGACCGACTGAACCCAGCCTAATATATACACAGCCCCCATTGTCAAAACCGTTGAAGAAAGAACAATTGTTAAAAGTGAGTCCGGTACTGTAGGGGCCAATCACAGAAGCAAGATAATTTCCTGATGCTGCGGCAATCTTATAAAAAGTGCATTGCTCAAGGTCTCCCGTGGCGGGTTCTCCTGACGTAAATCCATTGATCGAATATCCCACCACGCTTCCAATCGCCGTCGAAGGTGAACCTAAAGTGTCCAACTCCACATTATCCAACACGTGGTTGGTTGATGTTCCAAATCGCGTATCGGCAAACCAACAGTTTGTTGTGTTATAACTACGCAATACAATGTTCTTCGTCGTATTTATAATGTAACTGTTAGCCGGATGGGTTACTGACAGATTGCCTGTCAGTGTAATATCTGTTCCACTGATGGACTGAATAATCTTCTCTTCTGAGTTGGCTGATGCACCCCCGGCAGCGTTGATTGCCGCAATCTCGATGATGTCACCATTAGCCCATCCCGTCGCGTCATTGACGTGGATGTGTGCCTGTCCGCTACTATCCTGCTGCGTCAAATAGGTGTTGTTGGTCTTGACAAGTCCATAGGCTTTGAAAACAGACGTTGTAGAATAGGCGACTCGTAACCCGTATTTTCCGCTTGCCATTGCCGCAGAGTAGTTGAATTTGATAGTAATAACTGTACCTAACGGAACTCTACCCGCGCCAGCCGCGCCGATTAGCAGACTTGCCCCCGACGCCATCGTCAAATCGCCCTTGAGTGTAAGGGTACGCGAGGCCGTTGTGTCAAATTGCAGTGTGCCCACAGCGCCTATCGCAATCGCAGCCGTCCCCCCAAAACCAGGGTCAGAGCCAGCCGTTACATTCTGGTCAATGGTGACGGCATGATTGATTGTGATCGTGTCCGTGATCGCGGGCACGGTTCCGCCGGGCCACGGCGCATTCGGCGTGGTAGATGACCATACTCCAGTTCCTGCGGTTGCTACTGCGGCCATAGTTTCAACTCATGTCCAGTGTAAAGGGTTGATTCACTTGATTTTCAAGCTGTTCGAGCGCGGAACCTTTCACTGAAAGTGTCTTGGCATATTTTGTGACATCATGTTTCACTTTTGCCAGCGTCATATCTGCAACGTTAAGATACTCGATTCGATACGGCCATGTTCTAGGCCGCTTTGGCAGGTCGGGCGTTTTGGTAATCTCCGCCCCGACAATGCCGCGATCACCGTCCTGCTTCACGTTAATAATTTTTGCCGTCCACACTGCCGCCATATTTATGCCTCCGGTCTTATACTACCCTCGCCAAGTCAGCTTGCATCGCTTGAAAGCGCATCAAAGGCGTATAGTTACCCGGGCCGTGATAGCCTTTGATAACTGCATCGGGAACATCAGTTCCCGCCATTTTCGTCGCATTCCATTTGTCGCTGACGCGAGTCACGATACCTGCCCATTTCAGGTCGGTACTCATTCTGTTGAATACGCCCTGTTCAAGCCATCCATCGTGTGGCACGTCTTTTTCCGCAATCCATGCCGCGACAAATTCTTTGGCGCGGTCTGTATTGCGCCAGTATTCCACGCCGACGTTCAAATGTATGGGCGGGCCGGGATGCTGGCACGCCCCGACACACGCCTCACCCATTTCTTTGTACACGTCACGCAAATCCACTTTCAAATCCCAAATCAGCGCGTCGGCATCAATCCAGACCACGTAGGGATAACCCTCTGTGAAGGCGTCACGTATTAGCGCGATCTTCGCCCAGCCGCCGAGCGGCGCGTGCGGGTCGCCCTTATAAAGAACGAAAGGATGGTCTTTGATGACGTGACTCATAATCACCTGATAGTCCATCCTGTGCTTAAGTGCATAGTCCATGTGCCTCGACATTGACAACTTCAGCAGGTTGGCGAAATCCGACCTGCAATAAACCTGCTGAATAATCATCAAGTCGTTCTCCATGATTCCAATTCTGTCGCTTTCCATTTTCCCCTCTCAGTTCTATGACACGATTGGTCAATTTGTATTTTGCGATAGACTGCCTGATACTCTCCCGGTGAATCACGCTCGTAATCACGATGGGCAATGTGTTCTTCTTTGAGATGGTATCCGGCCCGATGACAGGAATCCCGCTCAGGTTATGCCCCGTCTTTTCCGAGTAACTGTCAATAATCGCGGCGATCTTCATCCCGGCCAGCGGGAACAGACACAGCAGTTTCATCACGAGTTCACCCGCGCCCCATAACATAACCTCTGGTATGCCTTCCAAATCATTTGCAAGATTGTCAAGGTAGACAGTCAGAACTCGCTCTGATTCATTCAAGTAGTCCGTGATCTGGTAACGCAGTTCCCTATCGGCTTGCATCGGAACGGGCGGCGCGTTGCTGGCGACAAGATAGGCCACCGGGAAAGTATCAGAGATAGCCGTCCCTGCTTTGATGGTCTTCATGCTGTGAACGCTTGCCAGATTGCGCAAGCATTGCTCGGAAAAACAGTTAATGTGTTCGGTATTGATTTCCTGAAACGGCCCATTGATCTGGACTGAATATTGATTGCCCGCATCAGGGACTTCGATATAGAGCATCCCTTGCGGTTTGAGTAATGCCTTGACGCGCTTGATAGCCCCGGCCACATTGCAGATATGCTCGACAACGTGCGTCATCATCACGCAGTCAAACGTGCCAAACCCGTTCGGTAGATTCGACAAAGTTCCATTGACAACGTTCAAGTCGTTCTTTCGGGCATTGATCGAGCATTGTAGCGATGGGTCAATCCCTAGCAGGTTCTTGAATCCGCGTTTCCTTATCATGGCTAAAACTTCACCGTTAGCGCAGCCAATGTCAAGAATCCTGGAATCTGGATTGACGTGGGCATACTTGATAACCCGCTCTACCGAGCCATTCCAGAGATAGTCTAACCGTCCCTCATATCGCGTGGCATATTTGTTAAAGTTCTGATACAACTTGTCATAGTCCGCCTGCGTTGCTGTTGTGTCTGCATAAACCATCCCACACCGATTGCAAGTGACAACGTCATAGTGATCGGGAAGCGGATAATTGTTAGGCAGTGCAAAGCGAAACGGGCGCAATACGGCTGCGTTCTTTTGGCTACAAATCGGGCAGGGTCGTGTTATCATACGGTTGGCTCCGTAAAACTAATAGACCCCAACGCCTTAAGTTTCCGTTCAATGTCAGCCAGCACGGGTTTCCAGTATGTCTCTGTGATATAGTCCGCATCATAGGCCGCAGCGCCTGCCACCGCGTCGGTTTCATATTGCGGGTCGCGTGCGTGCTTGTAAGCCAGTTCCAGCATTTCCACGATGGGTTTGATGCGCGGCTGGAATTGATAGGCTTCCAGCGGCGAATACCACGCAGCCGCCCTTCTTTGGAATCTTCCAGCCGCTAAAGACCAACTCCCCCGTTGATGTCCAGTCGCCCGCGATAACGGGCGTCCCGCACGCCTGCGCCTCAATCAGCGGGATCCCGAACCCCTCGCCCATCGAAACCAGCAGCAGTACATCCATTGAGTTATAGGCGGCGACCATGTAGTCGTCGTTGAATCCGATAACGTTCTGATATTGGTCACAGAATTGCACACACTTTTCAATCCCTAGACGTTGCACAAGTTTCTTTAGATCAATCCCTGCCATTTCCGCGCCTGACTGTGTGTGCAGGTATAATCCGGTGTCTGGGTGCTTCTCGTGAAATTCTGCAAAGGCTCGCAATTGCGGCTCAAAGGCCTTGCGTGCGGGCTGTCCCTTGTTCATCGCTACCAGCCCGACAACGAACGTGTTTGGGTTTGCTCCAAGAACCTTACGTGTTTCGTCTCTCGGTATTGGCTTATATACTTTTGTGTTCACCCCCATCGGGACGAAGTAGCAATCAAGGCCCGCATCGTTCAGCATCTTCTCAGCGAATCTTGTATAGACAATGCGTGCGAAGCACTTTGTTATCTTGTCCTTGACGCAATCAGGCAGCGGTTCGTGATCTACTGGCATCCATGCCACCCACGGGATTGCATGAATCATCCGCTCGGGTTGTATCACCCAGGTATCCATGTTCGTGAGCATGATGTCAGAATTAAACGCCTTCGCATTTGCCGACATGATGTCGTTGGCGTATGGGTCGTATGCCTTCGGGAACACGGGCATATCATTCCACGTCAGTACCGCGCCTTCCAGCCCGTAATATGCCGTGATGGACACCTCGTATCCCAACGCCTTGATACGCGGTGCAAACAACGCTGTTTGCACGCCGTAACCCGTCCGCGCCCAGGGCGCATTTGCCAGGATATTTATTCGCATTTGATACACTCCCCTCAAGTGTCAGTATTGTCCCCTCCGCTGCCCCAGGCAGGCCGGGAGGGGATCGGCTTTTCGGGCGCGTCCCTAGCCTGGAGCATCAAGCGGCACAGGGCCGCGCGATTACTAGTAGCCCATCACGTACTGGAGATTGACATACAATTGATCATTGGTCGTTCCGGCCAGGAAGTAACTGCATGTGCCCGCCAACTCGACTGCAATGTATTCGCCTGCATTAACGAACGCGCTTGAGATGGTAAACGTCTTTGGAACATTGGCAGTCCACGCGCTCGCAGACCCGCCGACCGCGACAGCGATAGTGCCATTCACCACCGGCGTGGCCGCGCTGGAGTATTTCAGCAAACGAACCAGCGGAGACGAGCCCGCCGCCATTGCGATAGACGAACAGGCGTAGCCGGCGAGAACAGTGACCCCGCCGCCGTTGACAGCAGTAGGCGCTTGTGCCGCAAAGTACACCGTTGTTCCCAGGTTAATGGAGGCACCATTGGTGAGAGTCCCTCCATTGCAAGCCCAGAGGGTGCGATTTACATTGACAACATCTGCATAGCCACTCATTTCATCACCCCCTTACGTCGTCGGCGTCGAGGCATCAAACCAGCCCAGGACGCCAAACGTGGGACGCCAAACACCGTGCGCGTATACAGTAGTGAAGTTCAATTCATACGCACGCCGTGAAGAATCCCGCTCGACTTCCAGGCGTGGAGCGCGTCGAACATCCAACGCGAACGCCTGCCGATTGAACATGGCGCAATACACCGACGTTCCCGCCGTGATATTGGCCGACGTGTAGATTTCAACACCGCTGACTGAGCCAACATAGAAGTTGGTCGTGATCGCATCTTGGATGCGCGGGGAGTTCGTCACCGTCGCGCCCGGCCCGACCGCCTTGCCCAGGATGCCCCACTGGTACGGATGACATACGAAGGCGTATGGCATCGGAGCCTTGTTGTAACGTAGGACAGACAACATGTTGAAGAAGTATGACCACGTGATTACGCTGCCCGCCGTGCCGATGGTGCCGCCAGTCAGGGACGAAAAATCGCCCAACAAGTCCGTTTCGATCTTGGTCGCCATCCCCATCCCCAAGTCCTGCGCGGCGTCAGCGCGCACAGGAAACGGGTCGGTTTCGATGCGCGAATCTGTGAGGACGTACTGAGCGCCCCGTTCAGAAGGGGTCAGAGTTGCGATGCTGGAAGGCGTAAACGCTTGCCCGACCAGATCGTCGTCCTCTCCGATGGTGTTGACCGTCACGCCCCCATACTGCGAATTGTCACGGACGGCCAGCCCTTGTCGGTCGCTAAAGGTCGTCACCAATGCGCCCATCAGGTTGTTTTCGCGCGTCACCAGCAACGCACCCTGAAAGATTGTGTTGACGTACCCCGAAATGGTGGATTCAAGATTCAGAATACTCATAACCACCTCATGTTATTGTGGTGTTGCTTTGGTGTTCCAAAAGACGCCGCCCCCTTTCGCTTTTAGCACGTCGGTAGTAAACGGAGTGCGCATATTGACCCCGAAGATTTCCGCACGCAGTTGATCGTCAGTCATCTCGCCAGAAGCGGCCCCGCCCGGTTGGGTCGGGGAAACTCTGGGAGCCTGTCTTGCCTGCGTTTTCTTGGGAAGCCGGCCTTCTAGCTTGGCGAGTGCCTTGTCAATCGTCTCCGATTCATCGGCGTTGACTTCTGCCAGGTCAAGCAGGGCATAGGCGTCCTGCGGATTCGCAAAGTCCATTGCACTTGCGCGCAACAGGATTTGCGTCTTGAGGTTCTGCGATGCAGCCTCGGCTGCGATGCGCGTCTGTTCGGCCTTCGCTTCGGCGGCCTGTTTCTTGGCCTCCTCGACTTCGGCCTTCAGCCTATCCGTCTCGGACATGGCTGCTTTGACGCGCTCCGTTTCGGCTTGCTCGTATCTCTCAATTTCCTTGCGGCGCGAGGCACTTTCCTTGTTGGCGTCTTTCAGAGCTTTTTCCATTCTCGCTAGTTGTGCTTTCAGGTCGTCAGCCGGCGCGGCTGACTCTGGCACAGCGGCTACAATGGTTTCACTTACAACCGGCTCGGTTGTAACCTGGACGGGCGCAACCGGCTCGGTTGCGGGCGTCTGTGTTTCGTTTGACATTTCTCTGCCTCCATTGGGTTAAACAAAAAAGGCCCGACACCGAGACGGGAACGTCTTTGCGTCGGGCCACGAATGGCAATATTCAGTTGTCGAGAATGAACAAAAAAGGCGCATCGCCGGGACGGGAAACGTCCTTGCAGTGCGCCTCTACGGGCAATATTCAGTTATTGAATTTTGACTATTATAGCACCTTTTCTGCCTGTTGTCTACAGTCTATTTCTCTATCCGGCACGGCCCTGAAAACCGTGTAGGTATCATCCTCGTTGACCTTGACGATTATCATGGCGCGACGACTTCGCGCCCGGATGTCCTTTGCAGCAAGGCACAGCGCACGCAGCCAGCCGGGAAGCGTTGCCAGTTCATCATTGATTGGCGCTGCCGTAACGGTGATTGTGTAGGGCGCGTGCGATTCAGTCAATGTACCAACCGATATAGTTTGTCAATTGCACAGAACACGAGAATAGAGCCGCCCAAAAGCAGCAACTTTAGTGCAACGAGTAGCCCAATGGCTTCCCAAAATGATAACGGTGTATTCATCGCGCCCCCGCAATTCGCTTGACGCCTTCCGGTACTTCCTCTTTCATCTCGCCATATAAACTAATGAGTTTCTTGGCCGCTTTGCGCTTGGCATCAGGCGAGGCTTGCACTGCCAGAATACCGTGCGCGCCCGTGGCCGCATGAATAGCATTGACATTGTATGGACCGTTCGGGGTGGCGCGCACTGGCAACTTGCACAGTCCCTTGACTTTCTGCTTGCCCGATTCATTTTCGTCAATCAGACAGACAGTGCAAAAATCTTCCGGCGACAAATCCGCCTCTGGACTTGTCCATGCTGTATTAGAAAATGGCATAGATCACCTCTTTCGTTTGTTTCGCTTACGGCGCTTGCCCGCCCTGTCGTATGCAATAGCGGCGGCTTGCGCGCGCGGCCGACCAGACCGAATCAACTCGGCAATGTTACTGCTGATTATTTTCTTGCTGCGTCCTTTCCTGAGTGGCATTTACTATATCTCCGCCGATTGAATCGTATTTATCTCTTGTTAGCCATGATTGAAATAGAGGGACATTTGGTGGTAACTTGATTTCTACACATCCCCCAATTTGAACGTTATCATTTGGTAACTCCATTTCTAACCATGCCCCAAATAAGACATACCAATCCTCTGCATACATATCCTCGCATTTCAAGTGTTCCATGTTAGAGATGAATGGCTCGCAACCCTCAATAACTTCTGCGATGAAATCTCGCACATTCATTTTGTCTGGATAAAATGCGGCGGTCATCTCGACTCGGCTCATTTTATTCCTGCTGGCGGCTCCGCGCCCAACAAATCATACAGCGGCGCGACGCTGCGCATCTGCCCATAGACATCATCGGGCGATTCCTTGCTCAAATCGCCAATGCCAAATGCGCCGCCCTTCCAGGCTTGATAATATTGCGCGCCCATCATGCTACGTTGCTGCGCCTCGTCTTGTTGGCTAAACCACGCTTCACCGTCTTGCGTGATCGGGTTATCGAATCCAGCAACGGCGGGAATGTCGGTACATTTCCCATTATAGTGATCGTTCAGGCGTTCAGTATTGCTATGGAATGTTCCGTGCTGAGCGACACAAGACATGCAACAATTGCCGCTCAGATGTGCGAACCAGTACCAGCCAGAAACTACGTCAGAGTTGGCGATATAGGTTGCCCGCTTCGCCTCCCGATAACTATAGAGTTGTACCGTTCGCGTCATGCGCAGCGCATCGGTCAACCCTTGCCCAAAGGCATTTTGTATCTGCGCTGCAATCTTTTTCGGGTTGAACCCCAGGCCCACGCCCTCAAGAATCTTTTGGCGTACAAGGTCGGCTGTCGTTGGCGCAAGCAAATTGATTCTGGCATATAGTGGCCCGCTTGGGTCAAGGAATCCTAACAATTTCTCAATTGCGCGTGTCGGTAGGCGATTGAATCCTGCCAGCACCACGGCATCGCCTGTTGCCGATGCACCCACGAGCCGCGCCGCATCGTTGACGCCCATCCCAATTGCGCCGCGTGCTTGACTATTTACTTCTGTTTTGAGATAGCCCTGGAAATCTGTCAACTCGTTATTTGTCTGTTCGATCAGCGATGTGAATCGCGCCATTCTTGCGACTTGTCCGGCAGTGGGCGCTTGCTCGCCTATCTCTAATGTTAGTGCGGTTATCTTGTCGTCAAGTCTCTGGTAGATTGCGCCATAGGCATTGATGATGCGATTGAGCGCGGCAGTATCGTGTTTCAAGAGCGCGGCGCTATACTGTTCGGCCAGGGTGATTACGTCAGGCATTGCATATTCTCTGCATACTCATCACGTGTCAGATACGGCCACATATCGTCAAGTCGTCCACCGTGCCACGTCCCGTCGGGTAGCATCTCAGATTGAACACGCGGCGCAAGCATCTCATTGCGCGGTACGAAAAACTCAAAAATGGATGGCGGGGTCAGTAATCCATAGTCAATATGGTATGCTCGACTAATGTCTTCTATATTGGGTAGCGATAACCCGCTCGATTCGTCCGCGCCTGACAACCGCCCAAATGCCTTGTTTTGCGAATTGCGGATACTGGCATATCCGTCATTATTGAACACAAAGAATCGAATGGGCAGATTGAGACGGCGCATTACTTCCAGTTCTTGCACATTCTGCGCAAATGAGCCATCGCCGTCAATCACCGTCACGCGCCTGCCCGTTGCCAGCGCCGCGCCAATCGCCGCCGGTGTTGCCCATCCCATCGCTCCCAATCCGTGCGATGATATGATGCGCTGTCCCGCCTTCTGGTGAAAGCCAGCCATGAAAATAGCGCCTGCCATACAAGATGGCGACACGACAAATACATCGTCAGGCGTTGATAATTCACAAATCATATCAATCATGTGATAAGTCTCGGCGTTGCCCGTAAACGGGTAGCGTTCTTTCCAGTCCTGACAATAGGCGAGCCACTCAGGGCGCAGACATTCGTAACAAGTCGCCAGCATCGCCCGAATGAAATCGCCCGCGTCCGCACAAATGGGCAAGTCAATATACATATCGCCTAGTTTGTCGAGTTCTGCTTGATCAATGTCTACCATGATTTTCTTTGCATTAGGCGCAAATTGGTCGCGCTCGAATCCGATGGTCTGCGGGTCAAGGCGAGCGCCAATCGCTAGAATCAGGTCGGCATTTTGCAGCGCAAAGTTTGCGCCGCGTGCCGCCACTACGCCAGGGCGTCCGATGAACAACGGATGATCATAGTCAATCAAGTCCATCGCCGCCCATGTCGTCAACACCGGGACTTGCAATAGGTCAATCAGTCTCAAAAACTCGTCTCGCGAATTCTGGACGCCCGCGCCAGCCAGGATGATGGGGCGCTTGGATTCTTTCAGCAGCGTGATAACTCTGGTCACGTCAAGCATATGCCTCAATTGAATATCGGGCCTCGTTGCCTTCGGCTCAATCTGCGCAGCCTGAACGTCCAGCGGTATATCTATCCAGATTGGCCCGCGCCGGCCTTCCATTGCCCACTTGACGGCCTCGTTCATCATTACATCTACAAATCGAGGACCAGCACTGAATGAATGCTTTGTGATTGGGCGTATCATTTGCATGATGTCAATATCTTGCGGCCCACCTTGACGCAATCCAAAATCATCCCGCGCTTTCAGATGCGCCATTCTTGCGTCCCCGCTGATAACCAGCAGAGGCGTACTATCCAACCACGCCGATGCAACGCCCGTCAACGCATTCGTGCAGCCCGGCCCCGCCGTCACCACACAGACGCCGATTCCGCCGCTGGCTTTGGCGTATGCCTCGGCCGCAATCGCCGCGCCTGCCTCGTGCAACATGTAGACAGGCGTCAGTTTGGGATGGTGTGCGATGCTGTCGTTCAGGTGCATACTAAAGCCGCCCGGCAAGGTGAATACATGGCGCACGCCCAGCGAGGCGATGTAATCGGCGATATAATCAGACAGTTTCATTATTCCACTCATTCTTTCCGGGCCAATAAAATTTGACATGTTTACAATTGTTGGGCTGATGACATCCTTTTCGTGGCCGGTGCTTATTACAAAAAGCTGCGCCTTGCATATTGTTATCAATGCCATTAATAAGGGCTCTCCCAGTCATTCCAGAAATTGTATAGATTGCCGGTTTTCCACATTCATCACAAACAGGTTGCATATTCATTGTCGCAGCCTTTGCAATATCTCTTGCCGATATGCGTCCACGTCATCAAGTTGGCTCATGGTCTGGTAGCAACTACCGCAAGCCGCATTGTCCATTCGCCGTCCCTCCAAGTGCATCCGGCGAAAGGCGTACACCGCATCGCTATTCCAAATGTCCAGCAGAGACGATTTGTTGACATTGCCCACAATGTTTTGCCACGACCAATCCTCATTGCACAACTGTACCGCGCCATTCCAGTTCACCGTCAACTGGTACAGCGTCCAGGGACACACAATCTTGCTCTTGTTAGGCACGCCGTCAAACGTGCTAGGATGCGTGCCGAGTGTAAAGTCTTTCAAGTCCGTGCGTGACCAGCCGTGCAAGTTCTCGATAGCAATGTAGTCGCACTTGTCGCCAAAGTCAGCCAGAAACTTATCGCGGTCAGCCTGCGCGAATCCAGGCATGTCAATCATCTTGACGTACATCTTGCACGAGCCGCGCATGTTATATAGGCAGCCCACATCGTCAACGAGTTTGGCGTAATCCATGTCCACGCCTGCGATGCGCTTATATCCTGCTGCGGTTGGTGCTATCACCGATATGCCTATCATGTCGAACCCGGCGACAGCCAAACGTTCACTGACGACAGGACTGAGCAACAATCCGTTTGTCTTTGTCCACATCTTTTCGGTGACATCGGCAGCGCGCAGATAACTTGCCATTTCTGGATAATTCTTGTTCGTCAGCGGTTCGCCATCCTTGAAAAAGTCAATCATCTTTAGCCGTTGTGGGAACTCTTTTAGGTCGGCCACGATCTTGCGCAAGAGTGACCAACTCATCACGCCTTGCGGCCTGCCGACCTTTCGCAACAAGTCCCGATCACCTGTAGGGCAGAATGAACAGCGAATGTTACAGGTATTCACGGGCTCCAAATACATTAACAGTGGCGCGGGCAATGGCACAACGTCTTGCAATGGCAGGCGGTTCTTGTTGCGCAAGTCCGCGCCCTGGATATGCTGACTCATTCTGCCCCCAAATACTCTGGTGCATATTTATTCAAGACTCTATCAATGAAACATTTCACTGTTATATGTTCCTCAGATTGTTTCCATTTTCCATTACAACGCATTGAATCAACTATACAGTTTGACACATCAACGTCCTCAGATGTATCGTAGCGGGCGACTATTACGAAACACCGCTTGCGAGATTTTATGATAGAAGCGTGTAGCCTTTCAAGCGCCAACTCCTGCCCTCTGTCTACTTTTTTATCTCCGTGTTTCAATTCGATTATCACAAATAGCTTGTCGCCAAAATCTATAAATCCATCTAAGTCAGTTGGCGTAATTTTCCCCCATCTAAGTCCAGAATAATCTTTGACTTGATTATAATATTCCCTATTACGAATCACGCCGCGTACATTGTTCATTGAATCAATGCAACCCAACCAAACCTTGAAAACTCTTTGATGAACAATTTTATATTCTCGCCAATATATAGAATCGCCTGCCCCTGCAAGGGCGACGCCGACTCTTTGTCTGGACTCCAAAACCTAATACGCCCCGCCGTAAAACACACAGCCGATGCTTCCCCCACAAGCGATTGAAACCATTTTGTCTCCGTTGCATTATTCACCAGAACAATTGCTTGACTAACATCATCGGACGCAAGTAACTTGTCAATAAAACCGCCAATCAGGTCGGACGCATACGGCGGATTCATCCACACGCGCCCGCGCCAGTCGTGCAACAGTCCATCATCTTGCGCCGTGTAGAATCTCTTTGCATTGATAACTGTATTGGCTACCTCAGTAGAAGCGGGGTCAAGGTCAATGTCGCCCATCACAGCGCGGGCAGCGTCTATATATTCTTGTGGCGTGTACCATTCATTGTTTCCGCTGTTATGGGCAACGTGCGGAATTGGTTGTTTACATTCATCTTCCCAAGATTCTCCTTGACAGATTGTGTATTCAATACCAACCGGACGTTCTAATAATGTACACCACCAGTCCTCACCATGCGTTTGACAATGCTTACACGTTGCGCAAATTTTCCCCAAATCATCATCATCAATATCGTCGGCGCTTTCGATTGGAGGCCGAATAAAATCATCTACAACGCCTTGAACATGCGCCGCTGTTATCTTTCCATTCGGCGCGGTTTCAATGGCGCGTTGCCATACCGCGATCTGTTGTTCTGGCAGAAGCGCTGTAAGTGGACGGGCTTGGCGCTCTGATTCTGGTAAAATGGGTACCATGGTACCCAAATTTCCAACCACCTCAGCCGACGCAATGAGTTTATTTGCATAGTTTCTTGCCCATCCCCATTTTCCCTTACAATATTCCTCAAATGTCCCAAACTCTGCCCGGTACAGCCTATCATCTCGGATAGTCAAGAGTGCCTGCCCAACTTCGACAAACGTATTTAGGCCGCGCTGGATAACCGCCTCACAGCGTTCGAGTTTTTGGCGCTCTGTTTTCGTCAAGTCACTAAGACGCAAGTCAATCATTCCGCTCCAACGAGTAATAAATATTCTCTTGCCAATCCGGGCACCGCATCCGCGCCAGGTTGATGCACTTCGGTCGCTTGATCTGCAAGAACGGGAACAGGTTATTGATTCCAGCAGGGCAGGCGTAGCGTTGCATCATCGCCCTGCAGGTCGGGAACACGAACCGATCACCGACCTTGTGCCCATAGTCGCATAGGCCGTTGACCTTGACCACTTCGGCGTGTATCACATCGCGCCAATCTGCTTGCACTTCTGCCGGGAACTTGCCGTCGTTGGGCCGCACCTTCACGAAAACGTCAATGCCGAACTCAGCAGGGCAGCAGACTGGACAATCACCCTGCTTGTTGTAGTGATACCGCGCCCCGAATAGTGCGCCCAAGAAGTATGGATAGAGTGTATGCCACAAAATAGGGCAAACATCGCCGGTGAATATCTCTGGCTCTATGTAGACATGCCCATCCCAACTATGCGCCTTGTGCCACGCGCAATCAGTTTTCCCGACGCATTGCCTGACTTGAATCATGTTAGAAAGTCCTTCCATCTTGTAGCATTGCGCAATCTGTCCAGCATCGGGTTAGTCGTGTTGTTGTTGCATACCGCGCATTCCTGGCCCGTTGGCGGCGTGCCCAAGATGAATTGCTCAATCTCCCGTCGCCTTGCGTTGTTCCAAATTCCAGCGAATGATTGCTCGTATAAACTGCCATAGCTCAAAAGCGGATTGCCCCAGGCTCGGTAACACGGGTACACATTCCCGTCGGCTGCGATGATGGTCATAAACTTGACGCCCTGGCAATAGCCGGGCCGGTAGGTATCCTTGTCCATTCCAGAGAAATGGCAACCATCGTTGACCGGAAAGCGCACCTTGACGCGAAAGTTATCGTTACAAAGTGACAATACTTCGTGCCGCATATCTTCGATAGCGTCTGCCGAATATCGAGTTGACGCATACGATGCAGCCCCGGCAGGCGAGTGATCATAGTAGCCCGCCTCCTGGACTGAGATATAGTCCAGGCCAAGTTCTTTGCAGAATTTCACAATCTCGTATGTGTGCGCAAAGTTCACATCTTCCAGATACACCGACGCGATCAGCGCAATGGGCAAGTCGAGCCGCTCTCGCAATGCAACGGCGCTCTTGATATTCTCAATCAGCTTGTACCATTGCAGTTCATCGCATCCATGCAGAAAAGCGTACCGCTTCGGGTCACTCTCGACAACACTCAATCGAATGTATGCCAAATTAGGCAATAACTTTTCTTGCAGGCGCGGCGTCAACAGCACGCCATTCGTCGTCAGTGTCATTGCCAATCCGAACTTTGCGCCAACCTCAACAGCCACGCTCAACGACTTGTGCATAAGCGGCTCGCCAGAACCCTGTATCATCACGGATTTGACGCCGCAATCGGCCAATTGACCCATCACATCTACAAAGACATGCGGGCGCAGTACTTCATCATTGACATGATTCTGGTTATAGCAATATCGGCAGCACTGGATACACCGATGGTCTGGACTAATCTCGACCATGACTGGCATAAACGGTTCGCCGTGTTGCCAATGGTACAGCGCGTCAGTTTGGTATAATGTGCGCGGGTCAGTGTAGCCGCGCATGTGCTTTGAGTAACTCATCTCGCCAACCATCCCCCGTCAACAACGATTGTCGAACCTGTTATATACCGACTCGCATCACTCGCCAAGAACAGTAGCGGGCCAACGAGGTCGGCGGGCGTGGCGATTCTTCCCACCGGAATCCTGCCCACGATTTGTTTTTCCTTCTCAGGGTCCATATTTCTTGCTGCCATTGGCGTCTTGACGAATCCCGGCGCAATGCAATTGACCGTAATCCCGTAGGGGGCCCATTCATTTGATAACGTCTTTGTCATGCCCCACAGGGCGTGCTTTGTGGCAACGTAGGCCGCGCCGTTTCGGTTTCCGTTGAATGCAGAGATGGATGTGATATTGATAATGCGACCCCATCCATGTGTCATCATAATCTTTGCCGCCTGCTGCGACAATTCAAATGGGGCATCCACGTTGACGGCGAATTGTGTATCCCATTCTGTTGGCATGGTATCGAGTGCCGATGCGAGTATCGAGTTGCCCGCATTGTTTACCAGGATATCCAGGCCGCCCATATGATCTGCAATCCTGTCAACAAGATAGCGCCGAGCCGATCGCAGATACAGGTCTGCTTCAGTGTAAAATATCTCATCGGGCAATTCGCCGCGATTATCCGACTTGGCGATGACAGCCACCTTCGCGCCAGCGTCGCGCAATCCCATCGCCAGCGCGAACCCAATCCCGCGCCGCCCGCCTGTCACCAGAGCGACTTTGCCGGATACGTCAAATAGGTTGGTCATGTTTTCCCTCCGAGAATTTCTTGATAAGTAATGCCTCATTTATCGGCGTCGTTTTCAGCACATCTACAATGCGCTCGGCGGCATGTCCGTCGCCGTAGGGATTTACCAGATTATCCAGGCTATTACGAAAGTAAAAGCGACTTGCCAGTTCGACACCGTTCGCAATATTGTCAACCGAATAGCCAACGTCAATCACGTTGCGGGCGTGCATCCGCCCTGCCTGTCGCGTCCCGATATTCACAACGGGCAAATGAAAGCTCGGCGCTTCCATGATTCCCGCCGATGAATTGCCAACCATCACACCGCAATAAGCCATGACGCCGCGAAATACGTCGGGCCACAAATTCGCGTGCGCTTGCGCCAGCTTGGGATACTTCTCTGCAAAGTGGCGCATTGCCTTGATGATGATATGCCCACCCATGTCTGAGTTCGGCATAATCATAATAACGGGTTGGTTGATGCGCAGCAGGGCAGCCAGCAAGTTGTTAATATATTCCTCTGTGTGCTCATATTCAGTCGTGACAGAGTGAAACACAACAAGCAATGTGTCGCCAGTGATATGTAGATTGCATTCGTCAAGATGTTTCCATATTTTGTCAGGGCGAATATCGTCTAATGCCGGACTGCCCGTCATCGTTACGCGCCATGCCTCCTCTCCCATCTGCTTGACACGTATTGCGTTTTCCTCGGTGTAACAGAAATGCAAATGCGCCAATTTCGTCATGGCATGTCGCCACTGTTCATCAAATGCGCCGTAGGTCAGCGCCCCGCCATCCAGATGCACTATTGGGATTCCAAATGGAACAGCAGCGGCAGCAGCGGCAAACATCTCATATCTATCGCCTGTTACCAGCAAAATATCAGGCTTGTTGTTGGCGAACGCTTGCGCGAATCCCATCGCAGTTAGGCCGATGCTCTTGCCTGTCCCTTCCGGTGAATCGCTGGACATGAGACATTCCACCCGCTCTGCAATCGGGTACTCAATCTCTGTCTCTGTGTTGCCAAAGTCGGGTGACAGGTGCATCCCGCCCACATACAGCACCAGTTGCAAATCAGGGTCGGCAGTGATGCGCTTTAGCACGGGGCGCAAGATGCTGTACTCGCTGCGGGATTGGGTGACAACGCCGATGCGCCTCATTATCCGCCTAACACAAGATGTACAATGTAAAGAATTGTAATCCCTATACCCATACCGATAAACCATATCGCCGCTGCGCCTAAATGCGTTTGTAGATCATATTTATTCATTTCACCATCTTCCGCGCGATAATAACATCGGCCTCAATTCGACTTGTGACTTTATGTCCGATGAGTTTATCTAGCATGTATGGCGACAATCCAGTTCCAGGTCGCTTTACTGTCAGATTATCGCGCGTGAAAGTTTCCCCCTCCTGAATGTCACGCGCCGCCACGACACTTTTGCGAGCCACGTCTCGCGTGTTGCGCTCGCTTTCCATCATGCGTTTGACACCATCGCCTGATAGCGACTTTTCAACCTTTCGTATCCCTTCCACGAGAGCCGCAAACTCGTCGGGTGTGCAAGACGCTTGATGGTCTGGTCCTGGCAGCGACTTGTCGAGCGTGAAATGCTTTTCGATGATACATGCCCCCAACGCAACCGCCGCAAGTGCAACCTCATTGCCTTCGGTGTGGTCACTAAACCCAACGGGATAACCGAATTCATTACGCATCGCCTTCATTGCGTGCAGGTTGCAATCTTCTGGTGCGGCGGGATAGTTGCTAACACAATGCAGTAAGGCAATGTCATGGTTGCCACGTGATACAATTGCGCGGATGGCCTGTTCAACTTCCCACAATTCGGACATGCCAGTTGACAAGATAATGGGCAATTGGTAGTATGCCGCATAACGCAGGTAAGTGAGGTTATTAATCTCGCCGCTTGGGATTTTCAGTGCACGCACGCCCATCACATAAAGCGCATTAATTGCCGTTTCGTCAAAGCCAGTACACAAGAATTCAATACCAATGTCGTCACAATGATTCTTGAGTCTTCTGTAATCCTTCACCGCGAGCATCAGCCGCGCCGTCATATCCTTGTGTGATTCAGTCATCCCTGCGCGGCGTGCATATTCCGCCTGCGGGCAAAACTTCGAGATGGTCTTGTCTGGGTAGTAGAGTTGGAACTTGACCGCATCCGCGCCCGCCTGCTTTGCAGCGTCAATCATGCAACGCGCAATATCAATCTCGCCACAGTGATTGACACCCGCCTCTGCGATGATATAGCACGATGCGCCGTCACCGATTTGCCGATTGCCGATTTTCATTTTCCATTTCCTGAATGTATGCCTTTTCAGTCTTAATAAGTTCATCGAGAAAGTTTTCAATCCTTGTCTGTGTTGAGTCAAATTGCTTTTGACTCGGTTCTATACCCGATGCCCTTACAACAAGTATGGATAGACAATGTAAAACTGTGCCCCAAAACTTTATTTGTAATAATTCAAACCAATCAAGTTTGCGCATTTTTTCTATTCCATTCTATCGTCCTGGCGATTGCCTCATCCAAGCCGACCTTTTGCGTTAGCCCCAACTCATTGCGCGTCTTGCTGGTGTCGGGCACGTAGCGCGTTGACAGCTCGCCTTGTTCATTCAGAATGTCAATGTTCAATTCTGCGTATACTCGCCATGTCTCAAAACGTGATGACCTGTATGACTTTAGTGCAAGTGCAATCTTTTGCGCCAGATCGCCAGTCGTGATAGCATTCTCAGAACCGACATTGTAAATCTCGCCTGCTCGCCCATTCAGCAGGATTGTCCACATCCACTCTGCAAGGTCGGTCGTGTACATATACGAGCGTACCGCCTCGCCATCGCCCTTGACGATGATAGGGCCGCCATTCAGTCCATCCCTGATAAAGTTGCCGATAGCATAATTGCTATCGAGCGGAAGATGCGGCCCGACGAATGACCATAGGCGGGCGACTGTTGCATCTATTCCGTGATTCAATCTGAGCAGATGACAAAGATATTCCCCGGTCAATTTTGCTCTGGCATAATTGCTATCACAAGCTTCTGCCGCGCCAGAACTGGCATACAAAACTTTTAGGGTGCTGTCTTGAAAAAGCCGAAATATTCCCTCTTCGCCATACGGCTCCAAGTGGATAACATGCGTAATGTTATCGGGAATCTTGCATGTTTCGGCTGTGCCAGGAATCAAATATATTCCAAATCCTATTCGCGTTCTTTCCTGAACATTGCGGGATGTAATATATAGTGTTGCATTAAGTCCCGCTTCGGTATAGACGAAATGCTCTTGCATGGCGCGCCCGACAAATCCTGTGCCGCCCGTCATTAGGATGCGCGCGCCAGCCAACCTATTCAGTTTATAAAGTTCATTGTGGTGTGCAAGACACCACCTGTCCGCTGTCTCCTGATTCAATTCTGCCCCCTCCACACATTATGACTGTGCCTCCCTCAATACGGCGTTGACAATTGCCTGCCGCTTTTGCTCTTTAGTCAAATACGGCCAATAACGACGTTTTCCCTTCCGGGTCTTGATATATCGGCTAGGGGCTTTTGCCTGAACGCCATATTCCCGGCACGCCTCTTTCACATTAACCCGGATTCCTGTATTGTGGGCAATCAATTCCAATCCCCGGAAATGCGCTGCGAACAATTTTTCAAAAATTGCATTGTTATCCTGCATTTCTGCCCCCTCCGCAAAATCTCATTTGCCCTGATTGAAAGACTTTAGCAATTCAGCCCCGACATTGGTTTGACTAACCGCCGTCGTATTCATACGCTCTTCTTCGGTTTCCCAATCTCGTCCAAGTTCACGCGCTGCCGTTTCCCTACTCACCAATCCCGCACCGACCTGTTGCACAAGCGCATTGGTTTGCGCTATAGAATCAATGGGCAATGGGTCAGGCCAAATAATCGAATCAGTATCAGACGCATCAAATTCAATGCCATCAGGGACAATCTTTATATAACAAGTCCCGTAAGTGCTTCCAAAATATGCAAGACGATCTAAGAATATGGGTAACTTGTTGGCACGATAAACGAGATCAATATATTCTGCCCTATCCTCTCCCTGTCCCTCTTGGCGAAATGCCAGGAGCCTGCGATTCAATTCAAGAATAGCATCGCCATATAATTCCCGCTTGGTTTCGTTCTTATTCAGCGCGTCCCACATTGCAACATGTAGACCGAAATCGGTAAGTTGCCCACTTTTCAATAATAGATTACTCATATCCTGAGTGCGCGAAATATCAAAGAGCGCCTGCCGAATGTCAATGGCAAAGTTTCGACTACTCACTAAGTCCCCAATAGCATCAAGTTGTCCCACCGCCGCCGTTTCTCCAGTAAAACGCAACCATTTATCTGGGCCTGAATCTAGCAAATCTTTCTTTTCAACATTCTTTCCCCATCGCATCGGATGTGCAAAGAATCGAATGATTTTACTGATATTGCTATTGATAAAATTTAGGCGGTCTTGCGCTTGGTCAATGCCCTCGATGTCAGAAAGACCGTATGCCCCCTCTGGGTCGGGCAGGTTTTGCCAATGCAGAATGGGTGGGAATGAATATTCCCACCGGATGTCTTGTCCTATCTGTTGCCATTTATTTTGAGTTGTTTTATCTAATTTGAACTCGCGTATAATCCAGTTTCCTGTTTCTACTTGGCGCGGAGTTGTAAGGGCGCGTTCTTGCTCGCTTGTCGTGCCCTGTGATTCTTCGGCAATTTCACGCGAGATAGTTTCCAGTCGGGAAACATCCATTTCCTTTCCATCGCTTCCAGTAACAGTACAATCAAATCGAACGCGATATTCCGTTATTCGCTCATAATCTTCGGGGTCGGTTTCGATTGTCATTCGCCCTGGATGAAGGGCAATTAGGCGCGGCAAAACCATGATATTTTGTTTTGCTTCTTCGCCGAAATCGAATTCAATCCCCTTGCCAAACAGCATTGAAACAGAGCGATCAATAACAAGTCCCGTAAAATTTAGCGCAATATTGTCATCGAACTGATCAAACTTGACCTTGAGACTTTTCTTGTGTTCGCCACGTACAAGCCTTCGCAATGCCTCATATTTCTCTAGACGGCTTTGATATTCGGTATCAAATGCCTCGTCTTGTTGCAAAAAGAATTTTATTGCATTTCCTATCGTCTGCCTTAGTCCCATGTATCACCATCCTGCAAAGGGATCATCCTCTGTCCAAGAAGTTCCGCTGCCTATCATAAGTTCAGTCAGCGCCCATACTAGCCAGTCAAGTCTGTCCGGCGATGGTTGTCCACTGTTCGGAGTCCAGTTGCATAACTGGTCTTCCAGGTCTGCAAATATACCGACATGATGCGCCTTCCCTTGTTCATAAAGTGCTGCAATTGGTTCAGCTCTAGCCTGTTTGCCCTTGCTGGCATGGACTGCCTTAAGCGGTACATTGGGGTCAACACTGCGCAATGTATGTGCAACCATATCGCCGCCCTGATTGGCTTCGTATATAATGCGGTCGGCTTTCAGAATATGAAATAGAGACACGGCCTGCGTTGCCCATGTCAAGGGACTGCCCTTGATTGTTCTATCCTCCAGAACATAGCCATGATGGTCAATCCCCAATCCAGCCGCGCCTATCCCTGTCTCTGCGCTTGTCTCTGTCGCCGTTGCCTCTGGGTCAACTGCAACCACGATGCGCGTTAGCTGTGGCGCCTGTGATACGCGAGTATCATCAAGCATCTTGCGATTCCATAATGCACCCGGAACATCATCAAGTATCTCTGCGTTGATTTCTTGTCGCCCTAATCGAGTACCTTCATACTGTGATACGATTTGCTCAAAGAATGCAGGCGCAAGGTTGTCTCTATTGTCGTATGTTGAACCGCGCGTTACAACTGTTGTCGGCGCGGTTGATAAGTCCTTGATAATGCGCGTTGGGCGTGGTGTCGTTGCCACGGCGCAGCGCGGGTCAGTTCCCAATCGCAAGCCGAGCATGAGCATGTCAAATGCAATCGGATGACGCCATGCTGCAAGTTCATCACAAATCGCCCAATGGAATTGTGGCCCGCGCAACCTATCGGGCTCGTCAGCAGAGAACATTGTCGCCGTTGCGCCATTCGGCCAAGTCACGCGCCGCTTGCTTGGCTCGTAGTTTATCCACGGCGCTATCGTATGCAGCCCGCTATCCCCCTCAATCATCACATCTCTGACATCTGCTGCTGTTGCAGCCACGATTGCGCCTCGTGTTCCTGGTTTGGCTTGCGTCATAGCCCATTCATTGATCGTGCGTGTTTTGCCGAATCCACGCCCAGCCAGTAATAGCCATACGCGCCAGTTACCCGGCGGCGGCGTCTGCGTTGGACGGGGCCGCCACTGTTTCACTAATCGTGGTCTCAGTGCCTTCGCCTTCTCTATCGCCTCCGCTATCATTTGCTCTTGCCATACGGGCAGCGATGATACCGACGATTTCATTCAACGCCTCATCTGGATTCTCAATACCACTTGCTTTTGCCGCCTCTCGCCAGTCGCGTATTTCAATCGGCGTCGGCACTTTGCCGAACGCAATCTCAATAAAGCCCTGCTGCAATTGCGGCTTGCCCGACTTCAGCCATGCTCGCATCACCATCTCGGCATTTGTGACTTTGTGACCATCCATGATGATGGGTTGTATAACGCCATGCTCATCTTTTGCCGTGGCGACCTCATGCGCTATCTGCTTGGCGAGTTCGCGCAGAGCATCAAATGATTTGGGTCGGCCCTTGCGATTTATACGTGGATCGCCCTTTATAAATGGTTTCCCGCCTCTGTTTCTCGCTGTAGAACTGTCGTTATTACTTTCCATAATGAATAGTTACACCTTGTTGACACACAGCCCGATTCGTGCTATGCTATCTGTGCTGAGGACACAAAACCGAGTTGGCGCGTTTTTATTTCCCATGTGGCCCGTTTCGGCGGTGTGTCCTCAGCAGGCGCACAATCCGAGACGGGCCGCTCCATTTCTCAAAGGAACAGGAAAATGAGCAAAAAATGTACTTGCAAAAAGTATCAAGGCGACGATAACAATTGTCCGCTTCATGGATACTTTGCTGGAAAAAACGATGTAACGGCCAGCACCGCAGAGTTGCCAGATTGCTCTTGCGGATGGAGCGGAAAGGGAACCGGCCCAGGCGGAAAGTTCGTAAAGGGCGACCGGTGTCCCAAATGCAACGAGTCGCTCACATAGTCACCGCCATCGGGCTGGCATCCCGTCACCACTGCCAGGATAAAAAATGCCTCTTATCTATGAGCCAGCGGGCCGTGCCCGCGAGTATGCCGCGCTCGCCTGCAATCCATACGCAGGTTGTGACCACGCTTGCATCTATTGTTATGCTCCCTCCGCAACATTCAAAGAGCGCCCCGATTTCTCAATCAGCAAGCCGCGCAAGAACTTTGACGCGCTACTCGAAAAAGAAGCGGCGCAACTATCAAGGCTTGGCAAGCATGGGCAGGTGCTCTTGTCATTCACCTGTGACCCATATCAGCATTTAGATGTAAAAGAACAAACCACGCGCAAGACCATTGTGACATTGCATCGCCACGGATTCAGAACTTGCACACTGACCAAAGGCGGTACGCGCGCTCTGCGTGACATTGATCTATTCCGCCCTGGCGATGCGTTTGCAACAACACTCACATTCACAGGCGACGATGACCGTTGGCTAGAATGGGAACCGAGAGCCGCATCACCAGCCGACCGCATCTATGCAATCTCTGCATTTCATCAAACCGGAATCCCGACCTGGGTCAGCCTTGAGCCGGTCATTGATCCACAAGAATCGCTAGAACTCATTCGACGCACGCATAACTTTGTAGACTTGTTCAAAGTCGGCAAAATGAACTATCACCCGATTGCCAAGATGATTGATTGGCGCTCATTTGGATGCTCGGCTATTCAGTTGTTAGAGTCTCTCGGCTATCGCCGCCAAACAAATCCCGATGCGGTCAAGTCGGCCAATTCAGTTGATCGACAGTATTACATCAAGCGAGACTTGGCAGAGTTTCTATAAGCCAGGTCTGATACACCACATTGCCCTCGCGCCCGCGATAACTTGATAATTGCGTGCCCGCAAAACCGTTCCGATTCGCACATCGTTCAATAAATCCAGTTACCATCTCCTCGAATCGCTCATAATCCTCTTGTGTTGCCTTCCGCTGCTCCCCATCTAGCAAATATGTCTCTGGATTGAAATGCCCTCTACACTTCAAATTCAAGCCCTGCCCATCTGTCAACGCCAACACAAAAGAGTCTGCCTTTTTTCCAGACAGGAAAGCAAACAAGGCTTTGATTTCCTCGTGCGGACAACCTTCGTCATCAAGGTCTACAAAGTCAAAATCAAGATAATTCCGCAAAAGATTCTTAATAAACGATAGAGCGGACATGCTATAATCTACATCGCCCACATCATAGTTTTTGTCAACCGTGACAATGCGCTCAAATCGTCTGCGATACCACGCCGCCAATTGTCCAGCACCAGAAAATAAATCAAGCGCAAGTTTGCCGCGCGACTTGTAGATAGCTTCTACTCTGTAAGCGAGTTTGAACGGTTCGATTTCATGTCCCTCGCCAGCATTATATAAACGGCCCTCGTGACCTATCCGCGTCTCTTCTGTATCCGCCTCCTCGCTCTCAATCAGATTGCCCAACGCCGCAATATCGCGCTTCCAGTCGGTAAGCAGGTTGTCATCCATGCCCCATTGCGTCAGGCTCTCGGCGGGCCAACTAGACAGCACATCCCAATCAAGCGAACCAGTTGCCGTGCGCAGCATGACCGGGACTGCGTGCCGTTCATCGTCGGTCAGCGGGCGCGATGATTGCAGCGCGTTTACCTGCAAGTCCATGCCGAACGCGCCGCCCCAGACGTTGACACGCTGGTGCCCATCATAGAGCGGATGCTTGCCATCTCCATTCGTCGGGCCGATTGCGAGCGTTTGCATACGGCCTAACTTCTCTGTTGACCTTAGCAACTTCCTGGCTTGCGCCTTCGTCAGCGTGACGGGATTCTCTGCCCAATGCGACAGACTGCCCAACCTCACGACAACCGGCGTCCACTCGATTGCGTCAGTCATCATGTTTATCCCGTTACGCTTTGCTCAGTGTAGCCAATATCTCGCCCCGTTGACGATAGACCGTATGCACCAGAAGGCCGCCATCGCTCCGCGCCTTCATCATCACCTTTTGTATGCGCCACTTCGCTTGGCGTATCCGTTGGCTTATATGAAATGACATTGAAATAAGCCGAGCCAGCATTCTCTTTCATCGTGATATTGTCGCGCTGCAATCTCTCGATCAAGCGTGCCTGACTCGTTAGTACAGCTTCCAGTAGTTCATAAGTTTGTGTACTGCAACTAGCCTTGACTTCGTCCAGGGCGGTTACCACGTCGCTTTCAAGTAGTTGCGTCATTTCACCGCCTCATAGAACAAGACGCGCAAAAACACATGCGCCGGGTCATTGCCCCACTTGTTGCCATACTGTGCCACGCCAGAAACGACCTCATCGCCTGGATTGCGCAGCGGGTCTATAATCTCTACCGTATCGCCATCGGCGGAAAGTTTTGTGATGCGAATGTAGTGTTGCACCTTATCTGTGATACCCAAGTGACTGACACCCACAATGATTAATCCACCGCTCGCCAAACATTGAGAAGCATCGGCAACGGGAGCGGTAAGTTTCAAGCACCAAACATCTTTGGCTAGGCGAAACCCCAATGGCGCGAAACTGTCTAAAATAATCAGATTGAATTGTCCCTCACCATTGTCCACAAATGCCTTGCGCTGTTTAAGCCATTCATTCAACTCGGCAGGATTCATCTCTGTCGCCGTTGCAAAGCACGTCAAGAGACAGCCATAAGCGGCGAGGGTATATCGCCTGTCGGTAGCCAGGCCGAGCAAATCATCGCCCCAGCGCGGGTCTAGTTGTGACCACGGATGACATGGAATTCCTGCGCCAGTAACATCCTTCTCTAGCACTGCATCCATATCGTCCAGTATGGCGCGAATAGAGGCGATTTGTCGCCTGTAATATTCATTGACAACTTTCGGTTCGTCAGTCATGTCATGGCCTCATCATTAATGGCAAGCACAATCCAAACACTTTCGCCTCATGCAACCATGCCGGGTAACGCTCCAGCGCCAGCGCCAGGTCTTGTGGCGTCTCTGCCGAGAGTGGCACATACGCTGAATTGCCACAAGACGGGACGCAGGCTTTAGCCAAGTTGCAGCCCCAATCTTGCGCGTTCACTGCCAGTGTCACCCGCCCGCCGCACGAATTGAGACAGGCATCAACGGCGCTATAGCCAATGCTCCATCCCAGTTGCGCAAGTATCGGCGCGGTTGCAGTTATCCAAGCTGGGCCAGCATTGGGCGGCAACAGCACATACACACGCTGCGTCAGGGTCAATTGGCATGTCAAAGTAATCCCCGGAATCGGCGTCCAGGTCGCCCCAGGCGTCACAGTTGGCCTTGCCGTTGGCGTGATCGTCGGCGTCTTAGTCGGCGTCGGCGTATTGGTTACAGTCGGCGTTGGCGTCGGCGGCACAGGGTCAAGAGAAACCAGCGCCAGGTCGTCAATGTAGCAGTCATTGTTCTTGCGTGCCCAGTCGAATGTCGGCCCGCATTGCGTGAACACCGTCACCTTATTTGATTGTGCTTGTGCTATCACAGAGAACTCTACCCATTGGTCAAATGCTGCTTTCTCAGGCGACCAAACGATAGCGGCGCTGTTTGGATCTGTTCCGCCCGTCGGGTCAATCCCGATTCTTGTGTGCATGTCGCTTGGCTGATCCGACTTGCGGCCCCAATCGCAGGCAACGCCGTAGTCGTAGCATTGCCAGGTCTCCATAAATGCTGAGAATCTTAGCCGAGTGCCCAATGTGACGGTGACGGTCTGATAGATTCCGCCGAGTCCCATTCCGCCATAGGTGAAATGAGATTGCGCCATATCTCCACTGTGGACACGATAAGCCGCCTTATCGAAAGAAAACGGGTTGAACTCTGGGCGCTTCCAGTAGCAGCCATAGTCAACTTTGCAGTTAGAACAATTTGACGGGCAGGGAATATTACATCCTGGCGAACCGGGTATACAGGGAGGGACACAAACTGACAGGTCGCCCTTGCAACTGTACCATGCTCGCCATGCGTAACTCGTGTTGACTTCGCTATGAACGCCATCGCTGTGGTATGGGCCTTCAACAGATGCGTCTTGTAACATATTCCCCGGCACAACCACAATCGGGACGCGCGTCGGAATCGGCGTCCATGACGGTTGCGCCAATGGCGAAACAGGCGACGTGATTGGCGTAGGTCGTGGAGCAACGCAATCCACGACTAGAAACAATACTACAAGAACTAGTAAAATTACTTTCATTTTATCCATGCCCTGCCAAGCCTTGCCCTGCCATGCCGAACCACGCCTTGCCGTACCTTGCCTGACGCCGCCCAGCCGTGTGAATCAATGAATGATTCAATGCTACCCATGCCATGCCGCGCCAAACCATGCCCGGCCGAGCCCCGCCTTACCTCGCCAGGCCTCACCATGCCGCGTGAATCAATGATGATTCAAAATCCTCGCCAAGCCGCGCCCTGCCGTGCCAGGCCTTGTCACGCCGCATCTTACCAGGCCTCGCCGTGCCGAACCCTTATTCAATCACCTCGAATCGTCCACAGCGCGGACGCCAGTCCATGAGCCCCACATCACCCGCCACTTGAAAAATATCTTTTATATCTTCTTCGTTCAAAATACGCGGATCGTATTTGACCGTGATTTCTGCTGACCATTCATCAAAGCGTGGGCGGGTGCGCATGACCTTTATCATTTTGATTTTTACGGCAGCCGTTAGCCTAAATGCCGCATCTTCCCACAGCTCGTTTAGGTCAGTCGGCCCCTTATAAATCAATTCCGCATCATCGGGAACGATGATACCGGCCAGGGCCAACTTGCCGCGCTTACTTCGGCGGGCGGCTTCCGCCATCACTGCCTCCATGATGAAACCGGGAATACACGGCTTTTTGTTTTTTAGGTACAAGCCCGCAAACCATTCAACGCGCGCAAGCTCTAAGTAATCCTCCTCCGTTTTGCTCCGCTTGCTGGATAGCTTTTTCATCTGCTTTGAAAAGTCGTTCAACGGATTGGCCGTCTGCCCGTTGTGCATAAGTAAAGATGCTGTGCCGTGAATCTTGAAGGTCAAACTTTTGTACGACATCGGATTTCCTTTCGTTTGCTGAAATAGGTGTTAGTCTTATCGCGTCCTCTAAGTGCGCTGCGGGCTCAAAGGCCACTGGCACATGGGACAATGACATAAACTCCGTATTTTCCCTAAGTTTCACCTCCAATTCTTTTAGAAGCTCATCCCAATCCCGTCGGCCCTGTTCTCGACAGTCAGCACCCGCTCCGCCGGGATAAACACCGCGCGCGTTGCGCCCAGCGTTGTCGGTGGGTATCCCCTCATCTCGCCGTAGCCGGTTTGATTCATTGAGTATGTCCTGAGATACGTCCCTGTAATCAAGCCCATGCTTGACTTGGCCCTCAAGGTCTGGCATGTTTCGTCTACCCCTATCCGAACATTGGTTTTTGCAATCTGCTCATGCAAATGGCCCAGCATAACAAGATCGGCATCGTCCACCATGTCTAAGGCTTTTTTGAGCGCAATCATGCGCCCGCCGCTTGTCGCCGCAGCCGAGAATCCATGGTGAACCAGGACTCGCAAGCGAACCTGCCCAGGCTGGCGCATCTGTTCCAGCTTGGGGTTTTTAATGAGCTGGCAACCTGCGAAATCTGGGCGATGCTCAAAATAGAGATCGAACCACCCACTGTACTTCAGGTCTGGACTTTCAAGTCCTTTGCATACCGTCTCGTGAATATCAGCCTGGGCCTTGCCGGTCATATACTTTTTTTCATGGTTGCCGATCCCGGCCCCTAAGCAACTATCTTTGATTGGCAAGAGAAACTTCATCACGCCACGTACCAGCCACGCGCCCAACTCCGCCATATCATTCACGGTCATGTCAACGTCAACACACTCCGGGTCAAAGCGTGCGTCGTTCCAGTCAATGAAGTCGCAGTAATCGCCTCCCAACACCCAGAACGAATACGGGTCTTTGGCGATTCTTGTCATGTCGCGCTCTAAGACATGTTTCGCACATCCTCTGTTACCGAAATGAATATCGGCTACATCATACAAACTAAACTCGGCGTCTTTGTCACCATACAGGATTAACCTACTGCCTGTCGGTTGCATATTCTAATCCCCTTTCTTTTCTCCTTCTGATTTTCTTGCGTCTTCCACCGCCAGCCCATTCAGCGCTACTTTGAGACTAACCGCCTCCTGGACTCCCCGCATGGCATTTATGAGTTCTTTGACACCACCGATCAGGTAAGCATCCCCAAGCCGAATCGCATAATTGAGAATGTTCTCTGCGATAGTGAATTCGATAGCGAAGGTATCTTGCACGCTTACCAGAGATTCATCGCGGCGCGCATCCAAGTCAGTCACTATTATTGCCCCGAGGAGTACCCGCTCGTGCTCGTGCGGTTGCCAAATCGTGTACTTTGAAATCGCCTTGTAAGTCTTTGATAATGCCAACAAGTTCAAAAAGACGCTGGCTCACCATGTCATCCGCGACAGTGGATTTTTCAACAAGTTCTTGGACAAATCCGCGCCACAAGATATTTTCCTGTTTAATGAAATCTTGCCATTGTGTATCGCGAATCTTCGCATCGGCCCGGAAGTCGGAGGACAAACGCAATGTAAACCAAATGAACGCCCCCAATATGGGAACTTGAATCAGTAATGACAATACCTCTGGTTGTGTCATATTTTATCAAAAGGCTCGCCCCTGATGAGGCGAGCCACATTCTACTTGTTGCGCGCGGCAAGACGCTGATTGACGTTAATACCCAATGCCGCCAAGACCACCACCAAGAGAGCGTTGACGGCGGCAACAACTTCGGTGGGCAGGTTGGGCAAGAAAATCTTGGCGAGGACATTCAGAAGGGCAATCAAGGCGCTCCATACCGCGCCACTCTGCAAGAGAGTCATTAACCAACTAGGCATGATATACCTCCATATTTTTTAGGCCGCGCCCGATCTCTGGCAATTGCCTGTTGTTTCGGCTAGGGGGCGCTTGACCACCGCGCGGCCATTTTAAACGAGCGGGCGAATGGGCTAACCCCAACGTCTCAAAGCGTCCATTGCAAGCAAATCTGGCACGACTTGACTACTATATTGCCCCGCTGTCGCATGGGCCATCAAACGCACTGCGCACCATTTTACTAATTCGTGCGGCAACTTCCATGCAAGCCATAAATACAACTTGTCCATTGATAATTCTCCTTAAACGAAAAGCCCACCCCTTTCGGGATGGGCGACTTGCTCTTCCTTACTGCTATTTCGAGCTGAACCTACAGAGGCACAACTCTAACGGCTGGATTTTAGAGATGGATACCGATGCTCGATCCAGCGCACCACCATCAAAAGCGCAATGCGAATCGTTTTAAATAAATCGAGCAAGTCATCCTCAGTCATCTTTCCAGTAATAAGCCTTAGAAGTGTTATCATTTTACCACACATTCTCTCTATATGTCAATCCCCCTACTCCATTGCGTTACCCTGTTTTGGAACAGCGAAACGCAATAGTAGCGAGTTTATTATGACTACCAGAATTCAGTAGTTTCTACTGTGTACATTCTATGCTATATAGCGCATAATATAGACAATCAAACGAGAAAGGAAACGAAAATGGATAATGAAGCAAAGTTGCAATTACTAAAGAAAATCGCTGAAATGACAGAACTACGTGATAAGTACATCGCACAGGGAAAATGCTGATGGCTGAAAGCGCACAGGAAATTATTGATATTAGTCGCATGAAATTTCTCAAGCTCCTTTAGAAAAGGAAATGAAAATGGACAATGAGATCAACAGGATAGTGACCGTTAGATCAGGCAGAACCGAAGCGGATGGTTATCATTTCCAAATCAGAGAAGAATATTTCTCTGAATTGGAACAGCGCATGGTTGTTGGCGATGAAGTGCTCTTTGAGAGTACAGAGGGCTTCTCATCGCATTGGGAAGCCAAGGACGCCGGAGAGGAATATCTCTCCCAGCAATAATATCAATCTTGCGCCAGACAGTTAAGCAACACAACTCATCAATTATCAGGTCAGGCCGGAGAATCCTCCGCTGACCGAGATTTTCTTGTGAGGCGAACATGGCGAAAAAGCGCACCACGACCACGAAGGCGCAGCGCGACCCGGTTTATGGACGCGCCAGAGAACTTATCAAGCTATACGAAAGCGGCGCATCAAACATGGAGTCTGTCACCGACCAGTTGCGCACTGAATTCGGAATCTCATTAGAGCGAGCGGAACAGGCCGCCGCCAGAGCCGCACGAATCAAGCGCCACGCAGTCGGCACGCCGCCGAACACATCACTAATCCTCACTGAAAAACAAATTGCCTATTGTGAAGCGCGTGGTGGAAAGTCCGCAGTTATTCACGATCTGATTGACGCGGCGATGAGCGGCGACGCCTGACATTTTGTCTGACCTGTATCGGCTCGCTGGGCGGAATGAACTCAAACGCCCTGGCGCTGATAATAACCGCGCCGTCTTTGACGATAATTTCCAGCCCGCAGGCGCGCAGGATCGCGCGCATCTGTTCGCGCGTGGCCGCCTCCAGGCCCAGACTAATATCAGCGCGGAGTTGTAGATAGCGCTGTACGTCGTCGTCTGATAGCGCCAGTCGGTTTATTTCCGCCTCAGTAGTATTGCGCTGCGCTATTAGCTCCGTGTGCCATTCGTCCAGTGCCCTCGACTTGGCCGCCAGCGCATCGGCAACCAAATCGCCTGCCGCAACCAAGTCCACCAGCCGCGCCGCCTCTGCGCTGCATTGTTCAATCTCTTGTGTGATCCGCGCCAATTCTGCCCGCCGTTCATCCACTCCGCTAGAGTTGCGCGCCGCTTCGACAAGATAAACGTCAAAAGATTCTGAGCGCGTTGCCATTTTGATATAGTCCACCACAGCCGTTTCCACCTCCGGCGCTGGAACCTGGACACCTGTGCAGCGCTGGGGCGTGTACTGCATTTGAGATTTGCCCATAGGAACGTACCAGGCGCGCCCGTTATTTGTGTTGCCAGCGTAAGCCAGGCCGCAGCCGCAACCACAGTGAATCATCCCGGCTACAAGGTATCTCGCCTTGCCTCTTGTGTTGCGCGGTGAATAGCGTGCATTCTGTTCGCGCATCGCCTGGGCAGTGTCATACATTTCGCGGGAGACTATCTGCGGGACTTGCGCGCTGTATACCCGTCCATTGAAATCATACTCATAAGTGCCGACATAGGCCGCACGAGCCAGCAGCCGACTAACATCCGTTGGCGACCACGTGCCTTCCTTGTAGGCATGGCGCGCGTTACCGATCTTATCCCGATGCGTCAGCACGTGCATATCGGTGAGTCGCTTGGCGATTTGCCACATAGACAGTGGGCCGTTGCCATCATCGCCGCGCATGGCCCATACGAAAATCGCGCGCACTATCGCAGCCTCATCCTCGACAATCTCTAGCGCGTCGCGTTTCTCGCCCGTTATACGGTAACCAAACGGCGGCCAGGTGACAATCAGACCGCCTGCCTTCAGCATGGCAGTTTTGCCCCGGATCATGCGCTCCATGATGGCGCGGCGCTCGTCGCCTGCGAATTTGAATTCAAACAATGCAACAAGTAGATCACTAAATGTCGTTTCGATTTTCCCGTGGTTGCACGTATGGATTTCTTTTTTGAGTTCCGCCAATGATTGAATCATCAGCGGCGTTTTGAATTCGTCGCCCTCATTGGCCGGGCGATAGAGCCGGCTCGCACGATGCACGATGATAGCATCGGCGCTATCGCTTTGCAGCAACTCGTAAGCCTTGCCGCCTTCGGGCCTGTGCTCAATTGGCACCGTGCCGGTGAAGTCATCGGAGAATTCGCCCACCACGGCCATATCATGCGCGGCCGCATAGTCACGACAGGCGGCTAACTGCGTTGGCAGGCTGTAGTTCGTCGCCTGTTCGTCTGTCGAGACGCGGGCATAAATGACGGCTTTCATAGCTAAAAATTGCCTCGTTTTAAAACAAATGTGCAAACCTTAAAGAATTCACGGACCTATTGACATTTGGTGCAATGTAGTATATACTGTATTCACATTCAGAGAAAGGACGAAGAAAATGAAACTCCATTATCAGATGACCGGGACAGACATGACACCAGTAACAGAATCAATCTACCGCAATCAACTCGAAGCACGTGCAATTGAGCGCGGAATCAAAATCGAATGGACACGCCGCACAATTGCAGCCACGGATGTTGAAACGATCAAAGACCGAATTTCACGCGGGATGGAAAGACAGGCCGCAATCACCGAACATCGTGCAAAAGAAACAGACCTGCAATATGTTTTCCCGCAGTCACTCTACAAGATCGTTTCAATGTAACTAACACTCATTGGGCGCGCCGACCCGACACCACCGGCGCAAGGATAAGAAAATGGACAATGACGAACTGAAACGACAACTCGAATTTGAATACTATGCCACGCTCGCGGCAAATCCAGACTGGAAAAAGACGCTCAAACAGTACATCAAAGATCGTCTGAGAGTCGGGCGCAATCTAAAGAAAGGCAAGGAAGCCAAGCAATGACCACCCCGCCTCGCCGTCCCTGCCCGACTTGCGGCAGCATCCCGCACGAGCCGGCTTGCGCATCACGGCCAGGGCCGAAGCGCAAGCCGGAGAGCGAGTTGTACCAGCAGCACCCGCTAAAGTTGCCGCCTGCGCTGATCGAGCGATTACACCGATGCTCAAAGAAACATGCAAAGCCCGTCAATCGTCTGGTCACAGATGCAATCGAATACTATCTCGACTCGTTTCTAAAGTTTTCCTGATTCAATTGGTAAGGTGCAAAAATGACAACTAAAAGGATGGCCAGTGATATAGCAGGGAATCCAGACCTGTTCAACAAGGTTGTCAAGCTACCTCATTCGCGCTGCGCATGGGAATGTATCGGCTACAGTAGAACAGGTGAGACTGTCAAATTCGCTCGCCTTGTTGATGGCGGACAACTCAGGGATGGTACGCCCTGGCCGCGTCAGATCAGTCGCTACATTGACCCCGACACATTGATAGAAGTCTGTGACTGATTCACTTTTCAAAGTTCCCCGCCGCGCCCTCAGCGCGGCTTTTCATTACCCCCTGCCCTATCTGCGATATTGGGATAAACTTGGGATAAGTGAATATCCGTATAATCGTGTAATATTTGCGGCAGATTTGCGTAAATCCCCTATTGTGCTCGTATGCAATTTGTTGTACACTAATCTGGTATATTGCCTGCCCAAAGGATATGGATATGTCACTTGCCAGCATCATCAAGCGCCATCCACGCGCCGCGACAACCGTGCTTGCTTCCGTCCTGACTTCTTCTGAGGCGAAGCAGGTTCTTCGTCGTGCTCATCGTCGGCATCGGAGGCGACCTGTTTCCCGCGCGAAAGTCGCGTCTTTATCACGTCCTTGAACAATTCGACTACCTCCTCTGATGTGGCAGAGGCGAAGAATTCTTCATAGTCGCGCTGCAAGTCGGGCGGGAACATCTTCCAGCCCAGGGCAAACTTGGAGACCATGTACGGTTCTGTGCCTTCTATACCAGGCCGCGCAAAGCCGGCCACGTCATAAGCCTCTAACCCTAACTTCTCTGAGAGTTTTGCGACATTTTCTTTTTTAGGGTTGCGCGTTCCATTCATCCAGTTATTGAGTGTGCCATACTCAATTCCTAGATACTTGGAAAAATCTATCAAGTCCTTCGCTCTGTCTGCTCCGCGCCAGTCTGCGAACTTTTGATCTAACCAAGCCTTCATAGTCATCATGCCCCTATTTTACACCTAACTGACATAAAAAACTGCTTATTGACATTTTATGCGTCTTGGTGTATACTCCTTCACAGTGAAGAGAAATTCCCCAGAGTGAGGAAACGATGGCAGAAGAAAGAGCCGAAACACAAAATATCACGCTCTATCCCAATCACATTCAGAAAGTACACTCCTATATGGAGAGGTACACATTCTTACGCAAGTTCTCTCAGGCAATTCAGTACATCATTGACCAAGCGCCTCAGCCCCCCACCAACGGCGACAGTGCGCAGCCGCAACCAGACCCGCAGGCCGAACCGACCGCGCGAAGGGGGGGACAATGACTCCCAAACAAAAGCAACTACTTCAATCTATGCGCAAATACGGCGACCTGTACACCGGATACACATCTTCATCTATGCGCACATTTGAATCCCTCGTGAAAAGGGGATTGGTTGAGGTGGTAGACAAATCCGAATATGGCAAGACATTCCACCTTGTCGCAGCGCCACAAGCGCAGCCGCAACCAGACCCGCAGGCCGAACCGCCATTCCTGGCGCGAAGGGGGGGACGATGAGATTCATATCAAACACTCATAACCCGAAAGACAAATATGCCCGCAGGTATGTTGTCCGTAGTTTTCACGAACCGCCTGAGCAAGCATGGCAACACCATCTCGAATGGTTAGACGGCAAAATCATCGGACGGCCCCAAGCGACAGAAACATACACTGTCGAGCAATTAGAAGCGATGGATTTGGTTGGCGTGTACACAGGTGATCTCACTTGACCTCGGATGCCCGCCGCTCCACAGCCGGGAGCCGCAAACGCGGTGTGGCGATGAGCAACGATCCGGCGGCGTTGCCGGCGGACATTTGAGACCAAGAACATACAAGGAGTAGAGCAATGACAGAGATACCCAAGACGCCTCCAAGACCGCCCGTTGTTCTCAAGACATCCAAAAGGCCCGATGGTAAGCGCATAGGCCCAACGGGCATTACTAGCAAGAAAGGAAAGTGACATCATGCTGTTCATCATCGCCGCATTTTTCTTTATTCTTGTGATCGCACTCATCTGCGGAGTGGAAGCATGAGCACCACCATCAAGCATAATAGTATCAGGCCAGAACTCATTGGATTGAGTCCCGCCTTATCAGAATTTATTACCCTGTGCCGCGACATTAGCCGCCAAGAGCGAGAGCGCCGCCGCAATCAGGCCGCGACACCCGTCGCGCGCATTAGCGGAAAGGCTGCTCGGCGGCGCTCTCGATTAGTACAAGGATAGCACAAAAAGGTTGTTTTGTGACTAACTTCATTGAATGGAAAATATGCTATCTTCTCGCCCTTGCACTCATCATGGCCGCCGAACATGGACTCTTTGCAGCCAGGTGGAAACGATACGAGCGGGCGCGGTGGACAATGGGAGTCTTTACAATATTTGTATTGGCTGCTCCACTGGCACTAGCAGGAATCATTGACCTTACAACTACATTGTGGCTATTTGCGGGATTTGGAATCGCGGGTGCGGTATCGGCTGCGCTTTATACTGACGAGTCAGCCAGTCTGAACGATGAAGCAAAACGGAAAATCACGCAGACGCCTAAGTAATCAAGAACTTGAATTTCTGGAAAACATCGCGGCAGCAGCCTGCGGCATTATCATAAATATAGAGGCATTAGCGGATTGGATGGATGAAGACCAGGAACAAATTGACAGGGGCATTGACATCAAAAGAGAAGCTCTATCAATTCGCAAGGCGGCGCTAGAGTGGAAAGAGAAACGACGAGCAAGGCGAGATGTATAAAATTGAGTACAGCGCGATTGATTTGACGGAGAAACCAATGAATGACCAAACAGTACACCGGCAGGCAACGCGCGACGCCTACGAGGAAACACCGCCGCACCGCATCGACCACACACTAGGCGATTTTGCGATTCCGCAATCGCCATTCAAATATTTTTCCGATATTGTGGACGCAATGAATAAGCTGACGCACGAATCATGGAGGGTACTCCCCCGTTATATCAGTGGACTTGGAGATTGCTATTGCCTAGAACCCTCCCATGATATGAGAATCATTCCACTGTGGCTTGACACCAGTGGCGGCTGGCATCCCGAGCACAAGGTCGGCTCGAACTGGCTGCCGGATCTGGTCTTGCTGGCAAGACTCATTGTGGCGAGCAAGGAAAACTTTGACGATGAGGAATCCTGCGGGAACTATCGCCGCGAAGAAGTTGAATTTTACGCACATCCAGACTAGGAGGTGCCACATTCGACAGAGTGACGGCGACTCCGCACCGCCAGCCGCAGTGAATCACAGAAAGTGAATGACAGTCGTGCAGCAGGGCGGCCCAGGGGTGGGCCGCCCCACCAGAACACAAACATGAAAGGACAATAACATGAAACGCAGTGATGCTTTCCCGAGCCGATATGTGAATAAAGACGACGTACAGACGCCGGTCATGGCAACTATTGATACTGTCAGATTCGACACAATCCAGGGCAGGAGCGGCGGTGAAGACGAAGACAAACCGGTTGTCTACTTCCGAGACAATGTCAAGCCGATGATCTTGAATAACACGAACTGGACAACGCTGGAAGATACCTACGGTCCGGAATCCGACGACTGGACAGGTAAGACAATCGAGTTGTACTGTGATCCTGGCGTGATGTATGGCGGGAAAAGAATGGGCGGTGTACGCATCCGCATCCCGAACGGTCACAAGACTATGACACTAGAGCAAGCTAATGCTACTTCATTTGTCACAAAGAGCGGGGATATGATGACCATCGGGCAACTCGACATGACAAAACTTGACCTGATTCTGAACACGCCTAGCCTGGAACGTCTGCATGAACCGGCGCAAATCCGCAAAGAAGCTTTGGCAAATGCGGTGGAACTTTAGCGGCACAACCACCGCCAGGATAATGAAAGGAAATCGAAATGTCAGAGAAACCGACCAGCAAAAAGGCAAAGACGGCAAAGCCGAAAGCGCCGCAAGTCATATATATTGAGATTTGTCCGCAAGGAAATACGCAATTTGTAGACGAAAACCCGCGAGTGATTAATGATTGCATGGATGAAGGCAGTCGAATTGCGCGGTACACATTCAGCTCGTTCGTGGAAGTCAAAACCGAAACTGTTGTGACTGACATTGCAGCATAGCCATCGGGGCGGGACAGCCACCGCCCCGCGACAGGATCGAGGCGAAATGATGAACTGGACAACTGTTAAACTAGAAGATGGTCGCCAACACCATCATGCCAAAACGGAAACGCGCCGCCTGACAGTTTATGATTGGCTTGGCGGCCACTGCGATTGGTACGTATATGATGCCACCGGAAACACGACTTTGGCACAAGGCAAGAGCGCATCGGCAGACGAAGCAAAACAAGCCGCAGAACAAGTTATATAATTTACTTTGGGTGTTGGCAACGCGCACAGTCCGCTGGTGCAACTCCGGCGGCGCGTCATGCTATAAAAATGTTCGGTTGTGGCGGTGACGACGCCTGGACAAGAATTAGCGCGAGGAACCGCCAAACTTTACAACTGAATATCGTGGCGCGAATGATGATACACAGTAGTCCGAAACGGGGTTACAGCCTATCGGCAAAATGCACCTGTAACTGCAATTTCTGTGCATCATCACTGACGCCACGAAACGGGCGGCCAACCTGCCCGATGCGCTCAGTCTCGATTGAGTATGATTGGTGCGTCGGGAGTGCATCGGGGCAGGCAACAAGGTGCTGCGCTGTTCGTGACATGGTCCAGATTTTGGATAGACGGCAGCGCAGCACCGACGAAATGAAAGGAGATTTTCATGCAAGGAGTAAAATGCAACAAATGCGGATACGTGGGTGATGAATCAGAATTCCCAAAGGGAAATGATTTTTTCCAGAACTCTTACATCGCCAGGTGTCCAAAATGCAACAACTCTCAAAACCCAGGTGACGCATCAATGAGAATGTTTGGGGGAGAACGCCCATTCTCATACATCAGGGCGGATTTTACCAAAGGCGCAGACGCGGTATCAATAACATTGCATCGCGCCAATGATGCAAGTTAATCATTGATATAGACGGCAGCGCGTCAACCGACGAAATGAAAGGATGAAGCGATGTATTACCTTCTCAGTGATGCCGACGAAATCCTTGATGTACTAGGAGAACGCGCTCCGACACAAGATGATGTAGATAGAGCCGCCAGAATGTTTGGTTGTTCTGTCTGGGTATTGCGCGGCGAACACACCGGAATGAGCGCGGAGCCGACCAAGCAGCAGTCCGCAATGGAAAGCCAGGACGACGATTGACACAGGGACGCAATGAGAAGGCGACTTGACAAGGACGGCGAAAGTGTGGTATCATAACGGTGTCGAAGCACACCATTACGGGGCGATTTTGTTTCTAGCCGCCGGTGTAGCAAAACCTAATATCTGTTTTGGGCAGATCGCCCCGTTTATGTGCCGGACTAACGTCCCGTGCCGTGTGCTTCGACAACACCGGCAACACATAGACGGGGCGATTTGCGTTTAAGGTGATACATGCCGTGGGCGAAGATTGACGATCAATTCTATGATCATCCCAAAGTTGTCGCAGCCGGCCCGGTTGCGGTTGGACTTTTTGTGTGTGGATTATCATATTGCAACCGACATTTGACAGACGGATTTATAAGTGTGTCTCAGGTCAAGCGCCTGATTGACGTTGATGACCCAATAGCGGTTGCGGATAAACTTGTTCACGAGAATCTTTGGGAAGAGGCCGAGGGCGGTTATCAAGTCCACGACTACTTTGACTACAATATGTCGGCAGAACAAATCAGGGCAGACCGAGAGGCAAATGCAACAAGGATTGAGGAATGGCGCAAGAGGAAAGAGACAGAACGTAATGCCGTTAGTAACAGTGTTAGTAACAGTGTTACAAACAATGATAGTAACGGTGTAAGTACAACTGTCCCAGTCCCAGTCCCAGTCCCAGTCCCAGTCCCAGTCCCAGTCCCAGTCCCAGTCCCAGTCCCCAATTCTCTTGCGGCTACGCCGCAGCGTGCGCCAACCGAAAGAGATGTCGCCATTGGCCGTTTAGAGAAATTGTTTTGTCAAAAAACTGGCTTGCCATTTCCTCCAAAAAAAACCGATGCAGAAAAGAAGGCAAGTGCAAAACGCTGGTGGAATCCGCTATGGACGATTTATGATGTATCCAGCGGCGCGAATATTGATCGGGCAGAGGAATTGATTGCACTGGCAATTGCGCAAATGCGTCGCGACAAATTGACCATTGCGGCTCCGCAGAGTATACAGCAGGTCGCCGCGTCAATTGCGGCAAATGGAAATGAAAATTCCGAAACCATCAGCCGCGCCGAGCGTGCAATCCAAATCAGCCAGGCGAGGAGAGCGACACACGAAAGCGAGAAACCATGATTGACCCCGACCAATTTCCTACCTATACGGACTCACCCGCATATCGAAGCGGAATTAAGGCGCGGAAATCTGGCAAGCCAATCACGTCCTGCAAATGCAGAAAACCAGAGACAATTTCCGACTGGCGCATGGGTTGGATGGATGCTGACCTATCAGAAGATAAGCAAGAGCATATACATGGCAAGCAATGACGAAATCACCGCGATCTGGCGGCTAATGACTACCAATTATAGTTACATTACGAAACCCCAGGCTGGCGAATCTGTCAGGGATTGCGAGGAAAGACTGGCAAGACTGCTGGACATTTGGGGACAGTTGCTTGCTGACATTCCGGTTGAGGTATTGCACGCAGCGTCCCTACAACACATTTCCGAAAGCGATTTCTTTCCGACGCCGCATAATTTCCGCGATGCAGCAGCGCGCATCATGTGTCCACGCAGGCAAGGGGCAGTTGAGGCGTGGGGCGAGGTGGTGCGCGCATTCAGTACCTATCACAATTCGACGCCTGAATTCACTGACCCAATCACGACTGCCGTCGTCAACCATCTGGGCTGGCGCAATCTGTGCATGTCGGAAATGCAGGCCGCAGACCGCAAGAATTTTGTCGAGTGCTGGACTACGATCGCGAATCGAGAGAAACAAGACGCGACCATGCTCCCGCAGGTACGCGATATGATTCTGGAAATTGCGCGCGCAAAACGAATGGAACAGTTGACAGAGGGCGAGCGATGAAACGTAAAACAACTAAATTATCTCGCCTGCCAGAACTCGCAATAGATTATGCGCCAATGCCGACTGACTCTAGTTCATGCTCTGCCAACCATGCGAGCATCCCGACGGCTTGGGAACGCAATGTATCGCCACCGGGCTGGCATTGCACTGTGTGTCATCCGCTCATCGGCGCGCGGGCGATGGCGGAAGTGATAGGTGAAACATAATGAATATTGTCGTGTCAGGCAACCCAATCCCGAAAGCGCGTCCAAGAGTTGTTGACGGTCATGCGTATACGCCAAAAAGAACTCTAGAATGGGAATCAAATATATCGAAAGCCTGGCAGTATAAATATAATAACGTTTTTATGTTCGCAAGCGATTTGTGTATCACACTAAGATTCTATCGAGACACAAAAATCAGGGCCGACTATGATAACCTGGCAAAAGCCGCCACTGACGCACTTAACGGCGTTGCCTATCGTGACGATTCGCAGATAGTTGAGGCACATATTTTCAAAGGGTACGATGAGGATAACCCGCGAGTCGAGATTGAGATTGACAGAGTGAAAGGCGAAATGCGATGACAGACAAAATCAATGTCGTTTGGAAACAAGAAGAGCCGAGGCAAGACGAAGTATATCACGGCTCATCTGTGCGCATGGCAACACGTGAAAATTTTTCAAGTTACGTGGATCACCAAATTGAAATTGTCGTCAAGACAGATGGGGAGATTTATTTCAGCGCGGACGATGGAGAAAGTTTCATCTACTTTTATCCCGATCAATTATCTCTCCTGAAATATACACTTGACGTGGCACTGCTTCAACGGAAAGGCGAAACGCAATGAAGCGCGACAAAATTGCACAATTTGAAATCGCCATAAACGAAATCCGCGAACTCATAAACCAGTTGCCGTCTGGAATTGATTATGAGGCTGATGAGAATAACTTATCTCCAGCGGATGCTACAGCGCATGTCGGCGGCTTGGTATGGAAGGTTTGCGAGAGGGTATTGCCATCTGATGAGATAGAAAAGGGCGAAACGCGATGATGATTACAGCTTGGGAACTAATTGGAAATGTTCTGGCACAGGTAAGGTGCTGCATCTGCGGCGAGTGGTGCGAACCTACCATTGTCAATGGTGTATGTGACCCATGTGTTCGGGTACATGGCGCGGACATAGTAGATGCAACGCAAAATGCGATGATTGCAGAAATTGCAAGTGCATGGTGTGAAACGGGTATACCGTGTCCAGATTGCGGCGGCATGACCTACAGCGATGGCAAGCACCGCCCGCAATGCGGCGACACGACCTGCCTTGCAACTGTCCCGGATGAGCAAATCTGGACGTGGCTTATCACAGTGCATACTGAGGAAGGCAATGAGCAAAACACTTGACTGCCTGCAATGGATTGACGATCACGGTCCCGCCAGTTCCGCAGACATGGCGCGCAAATTCGAGATCAGCGTCAATTCCGCGCTCGATTGGGCGCGCGGCGCAAGGGCACAAGGCGTGCTAGTCAAGAGACAAGTGGGGCGCGGCGTCGTGTACCACGTCAGCCCGACGGTGAAACTATAGAAAGGAAAATCAAAATGATGTGCATTGCATGTGAAGAAGGCCGTCATCACGACTGCAATCTCGCGGTATGGTGCGAGTGTGAATGTGCCCCTGAATCTTGTGCATGTGTAGAATGTCTCGGCGACTGCGTTGCTGGTGATTTTGACGAGGATATGCACGAAGACGACGAAGACCTTGACCCAGAGTCAGAATTAGCGGGGTGAGGCGACAATGATGCAACCCAACTGGCTTGGCTGGAAATGGTTTGACGATTCTAATAAACCCGTTACTGATAAAATAGTCGGCGCAATCGAGCGGTATCGCCAGAAATTCGCACAAGTCCCCGATGTATGCTATCTCAATCCGGGGCAAATGCCGAAAAGCGAGTTGCGAATTGGCCCTGTCAAAATCGAGCCGTCGCGCCTTGTTCACCCTAACAACTTTTGGCTTGGCATGACCGCCGAGCCGAGAAAGAAGACGAAATGCTAGACGAACTCATAGCACAACTCGAACGCGAAATCGCAATTCAGCGCAAGCTATTGCAATCCTACATTTTCGGGAGCGCAGGCGGAGCGCCGGATTGGTCTCTGGTCAGTACATAAAATGAATATGTCGCCGGATTAGGCAAGGCGCTTACAATCGCACAAGGAATCAGGGACAAGCAATGAGCATCCGCAGCATCCGAATCGCAGAACAATCCGGCAAGGTCGGCTATGTTCACAACACGTCGAAGGGCCATTACACAATGGCCGAACTTGTTGAGCGGGCCGCAGGGCGGGCAATTGCAAAAGGCAAGAAGTGGTTGGATTTTCGCGGCGACATATATGATTTGAGAAGCGGCAAGCCCGTCGCATGGTACAACGTTCCTGTCGCCACTGTCGCCGCCGGAAAGGACGCCAGCGAGAAGTGACAAATCGCCTATCACCTAACTGCCACAAGCCAACCATGCCCCGTCACGAGGGGCTATCCTACCTACGACACCTTAAAGGCGTCAAAACCGTACGTTCCTGGTTGGGTTTGTCGCTGTCGCAAGTCGGCAACTTGTGCGGCGTTAGTCCTGCCGAGGTGTGCGCCTGGCAGAATAGCACGCGCTTCATGCCGCGCGAGGCAGTTATCAAACTTGGCCGATTGATTGCGCAGAAAATTGCCGATGATACAGATCGAACAATCGGCGTGTGGATTACAGTGCATTCGCCGTGGCAGATCACGGCGGGCGCGCAATGCCGGCGTTGCCGCAGGTGGTTTGCGCTGCGGCGGGCGAATGAGCGGTTATGCCAGGATTGCAGAAAGGAATAGATAATGTGTGACTGTTGCAACGAATCACCTGATATTGATTTTGATGATCTGCTGAATATATTGTTCTTGAAAAAAGACTATGCACGTCGGCTATGCGGCGATGCACACGCAGAGATTGCGCGCCTGCGCGCCGAACTCGCCCAGGCACTTGGTGATATGGCAACTGAAAAGGCTATAACATCTCAATTGCGCACCGAACTTGCCAGCGCTATCACGGGGCAGGTGTGCGGCCATGCGTTTCGGTTCATCCAGTCGAGCGATGGAGGCACGGGATATTGCCAGGCGTGTGAAGATGAAAGCGGCGATGTAAATGAACTTGATAGAGAAATTGATTGTCTGCGCCTGCGTGCCGAACTCGCCCAGGCGCATAAAGAGATTGCCACTTTGACAAAAACAGCAGAGACACATAAAGAAGTGGAAAGTCTAATGTTATCCAAGTGGCAAGCTGAACTTGCCCAGGCGCGTGAGATTGCCACGAGTCTCGCCAGAGATAACGCGAAACATTGCGCCGAGATTGAGCGCAAGGACGCGGCGCTGAATCAGGCATTGCCCCTGGTTGCGGCTTCATCATTCTATCAAGCGGATGAAGTGGCGCGCACAATGTTCGCCGCTCTGTCTCCATTGCCCGAAAAGGCGGCGACATGAAAGCCTTCGCAATTCTCGTGGTGGCATTTATCGTGTTGCTCGTTTGGATTGCAGATGCAATCGGAAAGGAACTTGACGCATGGAGGCGACATTGATTTTTGCGGCCTTTTTGCCGACTGGACTCCTGCTGGGATTAGTTGTCGGCAGTGTTGCGGTTTATCTAGTGATGACACAACAGAAAATCCTGGCCCTTGCGTGCATCCCGCAGCACATAGCTACATTTCACAACATAGAGGATAAAGACGCGGGAGTAATTATAAAGCGTTACCAACATGCTGGCTATGGTGTAGAACGTGAATCATTCAAGCGAAGTAGGCTGAGTGGAAACTTTGAATTCGTAATGAAGTTGGCGGTGTAGCATGACAAACCGCCCGATCTGGCAGGGATTTGATGAGGCCGACGGCGCACGGCATTACGTCGCTCGCGTGGGCATGTTTCTGTTGCACGTTCTAGACTTTGGCAGGGCGTTTGTCGAGTGGTGGGTATACGATGAAACACAGCGGCGCGTAGTTTCGATAGGACTGAGACGAGTGAGATGAGTTTCGCCGCCAACGGGACGGCGATGACGATGATTGGAAACGGAGATTAATATGGACAAAAAACAACGAGAGTTACTATGGCGCATGATGAGAAAACACAAGCTGACTGGCGAGGAATGTTATCTCTCGCTTGTGACACTCAAAGTTCGCGGATTGCTTCCTGCCATTCGATGTGTTTGGCATTGGAGCAAAATTCGCAAGGGTGCGACATTGGTACTTTGACAAAGTTTCCCTGCCGATGATTACGACATCGGCAGGGATGGGCGACGCCGAATGAGGCGGCGCGTCCAGGTACATTATACACCTGGCGCGCGGAAAGGGCGTGCGAGGTGGGGGAGCCATTGTTTCAGGGAATGCGGGCACAGCGCCCGGATTTGGCATGGGAGATTGACGAATTGAATGCAATGATCGAGGGGCGCGATTCGCGTTATTATCGTGTCCTTGAATCCGCACAAGAGGCGGCACCAAAGCAACAAGAATCAATTGCGCTTGCCCCCGGCATGACTGCGACACGATATGTACCGCCGCGCAGCGCCAATCCAGCAAGCGATGTTCTTGTGCCTGTTCTACAAAGCGTGTTTGCCGCCGTGGTTATTTTCATCGCCGCGATTGTGGTTTTAGCCAATGTGACATGGTTTGGCGACTTGCGCCAGGAGGCGCTAACAATTGCGGGCGTGGTGAGTGCTTTGTCACTCGCGGCGATCTATCTCAACTTGATGCGTCGCCACAGTGATGCGACTACATTCGTCCAGGTGATCGAAGAAATAACGCGAATAGACATCAACCAGGATGGGGCAATTGGCGCGCCGCCTATCACGGAACGCGTAACCGAGCCGATGATAATCCACACTCAGCCAGAGACTAGAAAATATCGCATCCCTAATTTTGGCGATATTCCCTATGAGGCACTTCACGTATTTCTTGACTATGCCGATGAAGACGGACTTACCCTGGACGCTGCGCGGCAAGCTGGATTGACGCGCAAGCAGTGGGAGCCGGTCATCACGTACCTTGTCAAGTTGCAATTGGCTGAGCCGAAAGAACAGGGCGAGGATGCTCACCTGCTGGTCGAGCATGATGAATTAATGCAGCGCGTGTTCAAAGGAAACTGACCCCCCTGCCCTTCTACTTCGGGGCAGGGGGCTTGATTAGGGCTTGTTACTCTGGCAAAGCAAACAAAGCAAAGTAGTTATGTGAAAGTGTATAATATCCGGGGCGACTGTGTGGCCGCCAAAATCAAAAATGAAAGGAAATTGACGTGAAAACAAGATTGGTTGCAATTGCTGTCGTGTTGGCTATGCTACTAGCCAATGTATCAACGGCGCTCGCTGGGCCGCCTGAACCGCCTGCGTTCAATGAACTTTATGCTCAGATAGAACAAATCAAGATAGAAATAGCCAAAACCCCGATGGATGGAAGTACCCGCGAGCTTTTCAGGGTACTGCTAATCAGCGTGGAATCCATGCTGGAATATACCCTGCGCGGAGTCAGTACAAGTTCTGCGGTGACACGAGTATCAAGAATACTATATTCTCTGCGGACGGTCCTCAAAGAGATAAAGGGAGGAGCGCCGGGGACTGGCGGTACATCGGGCGGCGTATGGATGATAACGCCCTTGTTCTTCACATGCACATTCTACTCATATCCTTATCAGGGAGGGCATGTATTTAGTTGCCCAGGCGGAGAGCGATACTGGTGTAAGGGTTTCCAGTGCATGAATATGAGAATTAATCAATGACCTGATTCCCCCATCGCGTATACGGTGGGGGAATACAAATTATTTCCGCATCGCCTTGAGTTCTAACTGTGCCAAAGTGACCGCCGCATTGTCGCCAGGCAGGCCGCAACTGATTGAACATGCTTCATCAGCGTCGGAGTAGGATGTCTGAGAGATCAAGAACGTTAATCCGGTGCCTGACAGGTCCTGTAGAAAATTCTCAACCTTGACACGCTTTCCGGCCCGAATCTGTGAAACAGGTATAGGCTGTCCTGACTTTCCTCGAATAGAACCCCTTTTATTGATCGGCCCGCTGACGTAATAATGCATGTCCTTATGCTGCGCCAGAAATCTTTTGGCAATATTCTTTGCCGTGGTTGTCGTTGCACTTCCAGCATCTAAAGGATAATCACGTCGGCCATTATCGTCTATACTGGTTTGGTCTTTGAGTGTTGCGTCATCATCTGGCGTTAGCGTTATATCCCTGTCGTTTTTATCATCTCGATAT